TCTCCTCGAACGTCAACCTCTGCACTAGATAATCCGTGCATCTATTCCGAATACCCTTGATCAGATTCTTCGGTGATGTCGTACAAAAGATGTAGTACACATCATCCGGTGGCCGATCCGTTGGATCTAACAATGCCTCCTGTGCAGCTGGAGTCAACTGATGGCTCTCATCAAAGATGAACGTCTTAGGAGCACCATCCACAGCAGTCATCTTAGAGTTGTGCATAACCTCCCTCACAGTATCAATGCCACGTGTATTCGCTGCATTATACAAAAACGTGCTGCTCTCCGTAGAACCAAACGTAGCTGCCATGATCATAGCCAACGTCGTCTTCCCACATCCGAATGGCCCATGAAGCAGATACACATGGGGACGCACCGTGCCCTTAAGCGTCCGACTCAGGGCACCGATTGTCACCTCATTGCCCACTACGTCTTCCAGGGAGGATGGTCTAACTTTTTGATACAACATTGTCACTCTCCACTACAAAATCACCTGATGACACTTATCACACAGTGCATAGTCCTTAGTGATATCCCCAGCAACCATCTGAAGATCACGAGCAGAGGCATTGGACAATGCCTGATGGTGAGTACCCACCACTGTGATAGCATTATAGATATCATACATGTTCTGGGCTCCCATGCCATCATTCTGCTTTGCCACCTCATCTCGGATGATGCCCTGAGTCCGAGTCGGAATCCCAAACTTCCGAAAAATGCTCTTCAGTGTGCAATCAATCTGCCCCACCACACCGACATCCACAATCTCTTTAATCCGATTGAACTCACAATCCAACTCCCTGACACTTCGATCTGCTGCCGACTGCGCCCACAGAGCAATGTCATCATTGTTGTTACTTCTGCGAGACCACTTACTCAAACTCTCCGATGTGATAGCCCCATTTGAACACCACTGACGAAAAATGTATGGCGTAACCTCCAATGCCTTTGATCCAAAGATACTGTTCTGCACTGAAATTCCACCGTACAATGTATCCCCCGTCCTTGGTTCAAATGTCTTGTCAAGTACCACACAGAACCTTGAGTAATCCAAGTCCGTACTCACCTGATGATAGCCCAACACCTGGGTCTCACTAATCCCTGCAATAATATTGTCATGCAGCATGAGATTGGAATGATAATCCGGATGGTTCTTGTAGGCTCCCACTACCTTGCCATCCCGAAGAAAGAATCGCATCTTCTGGCCCGGAACCTCACACCAAAAATTCAAGTGCTCCCGAATCATGTAGTACGGACACTTGCGGGTGTAAGAAGCGGGAATACCAACACACGTAGCTGCCTGATGCAGTCCATCATCTGTCAGCTGGTACACCTCACCGTTGATCTGAACACGCGCCGGTTGTCCCTCCAAGATCTCCTCAAACTTCACAGGACCTGTCGGACCAAGCTCCACATCTCTGTGTGTCAATCCCTCCGTTGGCTCCAATGTTGCTACCAACTGTTCTCTCGTAAGCAAGTTCAACTCTGACATTCCAATCCTCCAAAATTATCAATTCTCCCACACTCACTATACTACATTCGGCCTCAATGTGTGCTAAGAATTTCCACCTTTTCTATTGAACCACACTCCATACAATCATACACATGAAACTCCTTGTCACCCTCTTCCACCTTTTGATCAGACTGCGCTGTACTATGATCACACTGACCACAACCTCGGATAGCCAGAGTATACATGTCATACCAGTTCCGACCCACCTCCCACTCAAATGTCAACGGAACGTCCCTCTGCCACTCAAAATAATGGCCCGTCATGATATCATCAACCATCGGAACTATCCGAATGATTTCAGTGGGCACCGCATCAAATGTCACACTGTCATGTACCTCAATGATGGGCAGGGATCTAATCTGCTCTTCCACGAATCGCTTCGCAACTAGATCCTCCTCAATATGAATGATACCATTCAACACCAGATGAAACGCAGGACCCTGGATCGGATAATTCACGAGCTGATTGTAACTCAAAGGGCCATGACTACGGAATCCCGAAGCACCCTCAAGATACCCATTCAATAGATAATGCTCTCGGTTCGCCAACTGCCATGCCCGCACACCTGCAAACTCTTCCCAGAATTCAGCATACACCTTGAATACATGTTCCTTGCAAATCATCGTCATATTCTTGGCAATGGATTCCGCAGTTGCCCCAAAGAATGATGCAAACACAAACAGATTCTTTGCTGTAAATCTCTCTGGGTCTCTCTTACCAATAGTCCTCTCGAATAGACGGGAGGCCCATTTACTGTGCATATCCACATCTTCCTTGAGCTGACGAATCAACTCTGCATCATTGGAAGCCATGGCAATAATCCGAACTTCAAGAGACCCTTGGTCACCCTCTAAGAACACACGACCCTCAGACGGTTCAATACACTTCCGGAACTTCTTCAACTCTTCATCATGCTTGAACACATTCTGAACGTTTGTATCAGATGCAGAGGATCTGTAGGTTGCTGCCCTGTTCAGATTGTAATTCGGATGCACATACCCATCTGCGCCCATAACCCTACGATAGCCCTCCACCCTCTCCAATGCTGAACACGTCTTACGGAACCGGAGCACATTCGACAACAGTCTTCGCACAGAAGCATTCTTAGTGCCCGCATGAATCGCCACCAAAGTGGCCTCATCTGTGCTAGGCTTCTTTCCTTTGGTCAACTTAGGAGGCCGGATCTCATACCCCTCATAGATCACCTTCCCAACCTGAGCTGGAGAGTCCACATTGAATGTCTTCTCCTCAGCCATCTCGTATGCCTTGACCTTGGGATCAGCATACACCGCAGACAGACACTTGTCCTGCTCTACCTTATACTTCTCCTCAAATAATGTCAGCTCTTCCACATTAATCTTCACCCCACGACGCTTATAGGTTGCCAACGCCCTGGCCCCAGGCATCATCAGATTGTAGAAGAATTGGCCCACAGATGGATATCGTTCAAAGAATCTCATCTGCCTCTTGTATGCCATGTAAGTGTATCGAGAATCCAGCACACTATAGATCACCTGCTGCTCTACCGGCGCATCCTCGAAATTCGCAACATCAATGACCTCTTTGTAGTCATCACCACGCATCTGGAATGCTTGAAAGCCCAAGCTGCTGGATTTGCTATTGCAATACATGACATGAGCACCAATCATCGTGTCATGAATACAATGCACCGTCGGAGTACCAAAGAACTGACGTGTCCACGAATCTTCCATGTTCAAATTCTGAACCACCTTCGGAACATCACTCTTCATTAGCTTACTAAAAGTGTCACACACATAGGACAGCTCCACCGTATTGAAATATGGATTCTTATCGTCATCCCTCATAGACAATGGTATCATCACCCCATGCTTTGAGCTATCAGCAAAGGACGCACAATAAATGTCTGCGCCAGGCATATGGGCATGAAAACCATTCGTCTCAAAATCATAGGCGAAGGGATTCCCATTGTTCCCCAGCGTCTCCATGTATGCGATAGCCTCATCCGGATCTGTAATCAGCTCACAGCCTTCTCTATCTAAAGGCTGAGGCAATTTCTTCCCCAGCTTCGACACACATCTTGCTAAGTCATACAGGAACAAATTCTTATCATCAGGACTGAACTTATCCTTCTCTCGTGCCTTGTAAAAACCGGTCTTGTGTGCCGCCCCCACCCAACATCCATACTCATGATATGGAAGCACCTGCCCATGCATCAGCTGTGTATTGAATTTCACCTTCTTCAGGTACTTCGGCCTCAGAACAGACTTCACCGCTGGTGTCCCCAAACAGATGATCAGCTGAGGGTTAACTACCCGGATGTCCTCCAGTAGCCTAGCCCGACAAGCCTTCATCTGAGTCTCTGTGGGCTCCTTCTCCTTGTATGGACCATTCATCCCAGCAAAGCAATCTACCACTGTAGTACGAACGCAGTCCCTGTCCAGACTAATGCCCAGCTGGCTAAGGGCTGAACGCAGGAGATCCCCATCATTCCCCGCGAAAGTGATACCATCCCTGTCATCGATCCTGCCTGGAGCTGTACTCACAATCAGGATACCCTTCTCCCCATGACCGAACCGCTTCATCTTGGGAGAACTACAGGACTGATGAAGTTTACATGTAGAACAATCATAGACCTTGGCTGAGCCTGACAAGGAATTCCCCGCCCCACGTCTCGCTCTAGTCAATGCTTTTCCTGGGTCCTTCTTCAAATCTTCTGAGAAATCCTCAGGGAAAAAGAATGCCTTTTGCTTTCGTGCCATTGACTACTCCCTCGTGCGAATCAGATATGTGGCCGAACCAGAATTGAACATCACAGTGCCCTCTTCCTTATGGAAATCGAAAGAGGTACATGTCTTTTCTACGCCCTCAAACAGCGCAGGGTTCACAAAAAATCCCAATTCCTTGTCACCAAAATCAGAATCAATTTCCACCTCTTCCTTCAGTGTACCAATACCACCCTCCGATATGATAGAGCACGTGGTGCCAGTAATGAAGATCTCCAGCTCCTGATCCCCAAGACTCACCCCACTCTGATACACCCGGTGCTTTTCTAGAGAAGTAACGATAGGCTTCTCACCAAAGGAGATCTTCACAGGATCGGACTTCGGAAACATATGAGATAGATCTGGATATGCACCCTTCACTAAGCTGGACGTGATCACTGCACCATCCTCACCGACGAAAGTCAAACGAGAGGAGTGGTAGATCTTACCACCATGCTTGCCCAGCTTCCCTATAGCCTTGATGAATGACACAGGGATGGAGCACTGCATGTCCACCTCATTCTGTAATTCGTATCTCACGATTCTAAACTTGTCGGATGCATAGAGGTACTTCCCAGCCACACACACCCCACATAGAACGCCGTCCATATCATCTTTCGACACACCAATGCTGCACACCTTCAGCCCAGCAATCAGATCTTCCAAATCACCCACCTCAATGGGATCTCCAGAAGCTGAAGGAATACTTGCTATAGAATCTGTGCTGATCTTGAGCTTGGCCTTTAGCCCACCTGCCACCACCTTCAGTGTACTCCGGCGAGCCTCCAATTCCACATGCTCCGCATCGGAGCACTTCAGCAGATCCATCAGGGGCTTCCCTGGAACACTACAATGCAGTGCATCATGTAGGCCAGGAAGAGGGGCCTCAATCTGAATCTCCCCAGACGACACCTGAACCTTGTCACCCACAAAGTGAAAGCTGCCACCAGACTTCAACGCCGGAAGCATGGCAGTCAGACACTGAATCAGCTCCTTACGATCTACGCTCATCGTCATCCTCTCTTCTAATGTTGTCCACATACTTCTGTGACACTTCAATACTGATGCTCTGCCTGCCCAGCCGCTTGCATACACGATGCACCGTGCCACTGCCCGCAAATAGGTCCACGACCAAATCTCCAGGATTGGTGCTCATCAGTACCATCCGCTCAATCAACGCCTCAGGATGCTGATTCGGAATCCAATTACGTCGCTCCTTGAATGTTCCACAAACTCTGGGAATTTCCCACACATCATCCGGAACCTTCCCCAAAGGATTCGCCCGCTTGTCCTTGTACTTCAGTTGCCTATCAGACTTGATTCGGATCTCGTCTGTATTCCATTCCACTCCTGGAAGACTGTACCGCATCAATGGTCGATACCCATTTGCACAGTCCGTGGTCCTATGCTGCCCAAACTTGAATCTCCAGAACAGCAAACGATAGTCATAGGTAGGATTCCCTACTTCTTCAAAGAAATCAGCTGACCGCACCATGTACTCCAACTCTGCACGATGCTTGTGGTACACACTCCACCAAATCACAGAGGAACCAAAACAATACTGTAGCCGATTCCACAACCAATCGTAATATTCCTGAGGTGTGGGCCACTTATCTTGGAACTCTGCATAGATCATCCCAAGATTGTCCGGAGGATCAGCAAAGACCATCCTTGCCACCGACAACTCTGGAAGAATATCCAAACAGTCTCCACATATGATTCGATTCTGCTCTACACTCATCCTATCTCCTCTCGGATCAATCTCCAAACCTCATCATGCCCCAAACTATCCGGATCTTCTCCGTCCGGAAACTGGATTACATACACCTCTGGAATGAACGGCCCAAAGTAGTTCGCCTCCTCCTTGGCCTTCCAGTAAGCATCACCGTCCCAGGCAAAGACCAATACCAACACCTCACTATCTATGATCCGCGTCTGCTGGCCGTCCGTCAGTGAGGCACCGAAGACACACACAGCGCTTTCCTTCACACGCCATGCGTCCAAGATGCCCTCCGTCAAGATCATCATGCCACCCTTCTGGATGTCGTCCAACCCATACAGGTAGTCCATATCCGTGTCAGATGTCTTGTACTTGATTTGTGCATTCCCCGTCATATCAGCCGCCTGATACGCCACCACCTCACCGTCTTGAACAACAGGAATGACCAGACGATTCATGCAATTCCCAGTCCTACAAATACCACACCCGCGCTCCACCAAATCCTCAATGTACAGATCTCTCCACTCCAGGTAATCATCAATCAAAGGAAAATCTGTATCAAACTCCACCAACTCGAACTGACGAGGCAGTCCCTGAAATTCATTCCGCTCCTCCACCGTAGCTTCCACATCACCACGAATCATCCGCTGAACCTGAGCCACTGGATCATCCTCCAGTGTTACACCCATGTCCATAATAAGCTGCTCACAGTATGCAATCTTGGTATGCGTTATGATTGCCAACAGGAACGCCAAAGTTCCCTTCCTACCACATCTCCAGCAACTAAATTTCAAAGTCTCCTTGAAGATACCACAATGATTACTAGGGTCCGGTCCCAATGGACCATCAATAGCACAGAGTGGACAATTGATATTAACGGTCTCTGCACTAACGTTCTTGCCTCGTGTCCAAAACTCTATCTCAGCCTCAGACAAAACATCAATGATCACTCTTTCATAATTCATTTCGTCCCACCCTGCGCCATCCATTCCCTGTATTCTTCAACCAACACCCATACAGAAATAAACCTCACCATTCACATAGGCACACAAAAACTTCATGAGATTTCCGCCCCTATCGAAAAATACCGCAGCCAACCAACTTCCAGTATGCTTACATCTATACATAACCTACCTCACAATTGGTGGTGGTATAAGGCGCTCATACCTTGTATTATGAGACGCCCTCATTTCAAGAACATGCACACGATCCCTACTCCACCCCACACTCAACAACCGCTTTCGAAATTCCTCCAATTTCTCCTCGATCCCACCATCTATCAAATCATGCAAATTCAACATGTCTCTGATATGTTGCACTATCGCTCGTTCATTTAACAAATCCACCTGAGCAGGATCAGAAAAGCTCATAAATATCCTCCTATTGATTATCTTCTACGTCACCGATGCCCTTCTCACGTTGCTTGTCTTCCTTGAGCAAAAACTCATCACTCTTGAGCTTAAGGCATCTCCATTTGCCATAATCATCCAAGAACCAGACCACCACACCCTCCAGGAGTGTACTTGCATCCAGAGTAGACTTGCCCTTAACCTGCCCCTTCAACCCTTCCAAGTTCATATTCTTGTACTGGAACGTCCACACATCCAAACCAGACACCACCTGCTCCTCAGCATGATAGAGTCCCACACCCAACAACGGAGGCATCTCCAACCCCAATTCCACCGCACGCTGGTAAACTGCTGGTCTCGATAGATCCACACAGAAACCATCCGGAGTCGTCACTGTCACTCTGTACAAGATCACACGATACTGACCACCCGCACACCCATAAGAGTAACCACCCTGGATCTCAGCCCCACTCAAACTGTGGCCGAAGATCTCGTAATAGATCTGCTCACCCTTCTTCAGGTGAGGACGAACCTTATCCTCAACCTCCTGCCGTGCCCCATGAAGGTGCGCTCGAATGCTGTCCACCCGACGAGTCCCACTAACCACTCCCCACTCCTCAGTCTCCTTCGGAGCCCAAAACTTCCACCACGGACGTTGTGTCTTGAAGAGCACATTCCCGGTACGCGCTGATGTCCCATGGATCTTCTCCTCAATGTACACCACACCAGTCGGAATACGGTGATACTCTCGAAGCAATTGCTTCGTGTCCCAATGCTTCCAGAACATCTCTGACACAGGCACTCGCACTCTCTTTGTACGAGACCCAATGGCACCAGGAGACTTGCAAGGAACCACATACTTCTCACAGACATTCACACCATTCACGTGGGTAAATTCGTCACCCACGCTAAGGTACGACATAAGGCCCATACCACTCACTGCCCCAACCAATTTCTGAATAGACTGGATGGTGGCAATATATCCATTCGACATCGCACCACGGAACTTCTGCGCCCGAACTCTTCCATTCTTCCCGAAGTAGCCCTTGACACTGTCATCCACATTCATCTCTGAATTTGAGTACAGATTATTGAGCCGTAGAAAGTCCGGAGACAGGCGCAGGTTGCTGTCGAAATACACCCCAATGTCACCATCCCTTGCATCCAAACCAACCACCACCTGATCACCAACCACAGTGGCCAACTGGAGTCTGTCAGCATTCGGATGTGGCCGCACGTTCTGCAACTCCACCACAATCGCATTGTTTGACTCTGCACTTGTCAGCATATCTTTCTCCTATTCTGAAAATTATCCACGCTTCTTGAACTTATCACGATGACGATGAAGGAACTCATCTTTCGTCATCGGATGAAAATGAAACTTCTCCTCAGCCACTTGATCATAGAGATACTTAGCGAAACACCTTGTTATGTGGTCCGGATGATTGAACGCAACCACAGCAAAACTGTCAGCAAAGTGATGAACATAATGGACCGCACAGTACTCCAACTCCCCAATAGCCTCATCAAGCAGGCCATAATTCATAGGGATGTCCTTCATATAGCTCTGCTTCGACGGATCAGCATTGACTTGACACCTGCCCCGCAACCACCTCACACACTTCTTGATTGCCACAGTATTGTGATCCGGACTACGAAAGCCACTCATCAAGATCGACTGCTGCTTGCATCCAACATCACCCAACCACTCTTGTAGCACGAACATTTTCTCTCCTATTCCTGAAGATCATTGATGCGCTTCTTCAGAACCTCAATCATCTGTTCCTGATGTTCACAAATCTGCACCAGAGCATCAGCCACCTCAACCAATTTCAGGCCCGTCAAACTCTGCGCACTCGCTTTCGCCTTCTCCAGCTTCTTCTTCGCTCCCTTCAACATCTGTATCACTGCATGTGCCATCTTCCTCATCCTCCATTGTCAAATCACGTGTCAAACCATCAATCAACACCCGAATGTATTCCATCCGCTCATCACGATCCGGAAACGCACGACTAATACTCATCACCATGGTCTGAAACAAGACCATTTCCTCTGCCATATTCTTCTGAGCCGCCTTCTTAGGAAATGCTTCTTCCCGATTGAACGGACGTCTCGTCTTGAACTTCTGTCCACGTTTCTTCTTAGCCATTCCATTGCCTCCTACTCTTAATTTTAGTCACCTGTTGACGACAAATACCATACATCTCACCAACTTTTCGTTGAGAATATGGTCCCCTCATTAAATCACGAATTTCCATCACATCTTGTTCTGTCAACTTTGCTAACTTATGCTTACTTCCCCTCACCATAGTTCCGTGTCTCTGCTTATCAGCAACATTCTCTGCCCTAGTTCCCCAACACAAATTAGATACATGATTATTCCGCTTATTACCATCCAAATGACGACATTCCATTCCTTCTGGACGTGAATATACAAAAGCTTCAAGAACAAGACGATGAGCCTTCCGTGTATACCTCTTACCACTGCAATTTAACCCATATCCATTTTCATCACAATTAACACTAAGAAATTTACCAGAAATATTAGTGCCCTTTGGATCAGACCAAACTTGCCCATCCTCATAGACCCAAATACCCAGGAAAATCTGGAATCTCTCTGCTATCCACCTGTGCCTCCATAGTCCGACAAGTATTCGTTGAACTCTTTCTGAAGATCAGCGCGAGGACCCTGATTCTCTTTCGATCTCTCATCAAATGTCCCCTGCATAACCAACTCAATCACAGTTGTTTCCTTCTCCTGCCCATCCCTATGCATCCGACCGATACACTGCTTCCGAATGGTCGGAGAGGTGAGGATATCATAGAACACAACAATCTCCGCTGAGTACCCTTCCCATGACTCACCACCACACTTCGTATTGCAAACACACACCGACACATCCGGATCATTAAGAAAAGCCATCTCTGCCGCTCTGCGTTTCTTAGCACTCTGACCCCCCTTAATCGTCACATACGATATCTTGGCCTTCTCCAAAGCCTTCTGAATAATGACATCAGCGCCATCGTACATGTAAAATACAATAATCTTGACCGGATGATCCGAAACAATCTCCATAAATGTATCAACTTTTGGACTTTTCTTCAAATACTTGATACACCTATCGTCACAACCCTCAACTTTGTAATAGATGTACCCACCCAAAATCTGCTTGTACTTGTGTGACCTCTGAGAATCCTCCCGCACGTCCACCTTATTACCATTGATCGTGAGGTACTTCTTAGTGAGGATCTTCAATTCCCATTTGCGAAACTCCTGACTCGGAGTAACATGCCACACCACCTCATTACACGGTGGAAGATCCGCACACTCAGATCTTTCAAACGCCAATGTTACCGGAGCCACCATGTCAAAGATCTTCATCTCAGAGCCCTCACGCTCCTCCCACTGATAGAAGCCCTTCTTGAAATTGTCCAACCGATACCGAAAAAAATTGGACCCAAGACACTGCCCCTGATCAATGGCCTTATACACATTAAACAGCTCCAAGAGATTCTTATCAAACGGCGTACCAGACAACCCTATCACATGCTTCGCCTGCCTGCTCAACTCACAACAAATCTTGGACTGCAATGAATCAAACGCCTTACACCTATGCGCCTCATCAAAAATGACACCATCAAATTCATCCACGAACGCATCATAATCAATGTACCATTTATTCCCAGCCTTGCGCCCATAGATGTACTTCAAACCCTCGTAATTACTCACAAACACATTATGATTCTCTTGAAGCTTCTCGATCCTCTCATCTATAGTCCCAGATAGAATCACACCATCATAATCCGTCCATTCCAAGTTACTCTCCCACGCTCCAAATGACGACGTAGGACCCACGACAAGCAGCCTAGGACACCGCCAGATGTGTTCCATGACATAATACCCTGTGGCAGTCTTCCCACTACCAATAGGGTGCCAGAAGGCCACACGGTCCCTCTGAGAGGAAAAGACCATAGACACCTTCTGATGCCACCGAGGAGCCCGCTTAAAATTGCAGCCCTCCAGTGCCCAGTCTAACTTCTCATCTGTTATCGCCTTCCAATTCAATCTCCCCATCGCTCCGAAATCCAACCCATCAAATGAGCCATGCTCCACACACGCGCAGTCTTCAACTCTATCGTGCTTTCTATTGCATGCCACCCACAGATGCCCTTCTTTTCTAGATAAAAGACTTCCACCTTGCTATCATACTTGATTCGCAACTTAGGATCAAGTCTTGGCTGTATGGCCACAATCTCATGCCCATGTGAATGCATATCATGTCCCCCTTAAAAACATCCCGCATACAAATCACTACCACGGGCATCGGCCATACAAGTCAACAATGCTACAGTTGCCGCTCCCAATAATTGTCTCGCTGGCTCCATAACACTAGAATATTTTACAGCCTTATCCCACTCAGTCAAAAAAGGATGCTCACAAGATTCATCATAAACCTTCTTTGCTTCCTTAAGCCCATTGTATGCTTTCACATAATCAGCATAGGCCTCCACAAGGTAGTCCGGTGAATCTGCAAGTAATGGACTTTCAATAAAATCACTCATGTCAACCCCTAATCTTTCCTTTTCATCGGGTAGGTCTGGTAGCAGAACTGACCAAGGTCCAAGTTCTGAGCAAAAAGACAACCCACATTTTGAGGACCATGCCGGTTCGCCATCACATAAGCACACATCCTGTTTCCACTATCACCCATCTGAGAGATACCGATAGCCAGATCAACATTCCCAATCTTCCGAATGTCCTCAGCCGAATCACCCTGTCGCAACTTAGGCCTTTTCAACGCATCCCTTGTCACCTGACTTGCAATGATCATGAGAAACTTCTTCTCATCCGCGAGACCCTTGCAATCCAGATACATATCATTGATTATATCATTTCTCTTCTCAGACGGAGGAAGCTTCATCTTTTCTGGATAATCATTGATCACCACATCTGGAATGAAGTTCTCATACATCTCCAAATACTCAATGTAACGCCTCAACTCCCCCATGGTACAAGTTCCCATCGGATACTTCTTGATGATCAAATCACCACCAAACCTCGATGTAGTCTTTCGCACCTGTCGCACTGTCTCCAGATCCTTTGTACATCCTGGATGAAGGGTCTTAATTTGCAACACAGTCCCCTCATCATCAATGTCCTCAAATTCCACACCATCACGTGCCAAAGCCGGATCTTTGGTCAAACAACCAAGACCTTGATCATACCGCTCCTCTGTATCTTCCAACGACAACTCATGTGTCACATGGAGTACCTTCAACCCACGCATCATCGCCCGAATTCCAAAGTAAACCAGTGAGAACGACTTCTTACCCTTGAAGCCACCGAAGACACAAACCAAATCTGTCCGTGACATAGGACGTCTTAGAATCTCATCCAGATGCTCCAGGCCTAATGAAAGAATGGGCTCATTCGCCCTATCTGGCCTTAGATATGATGGCAAATCAGTCTCAAAAAACCTGACCCCAGACTCCTCTTTCTGCACCCCTACCCGCAAAGAAGACTGCATCGTCTCACGTGCCAAATCCAACTTACCCATCTGCGCCAACTTCATACTCTTGACCACCGCCAACTCGAACTCACGTGCCTGAACAAACGAGTTAATCCGAGACACTACATAGGCATGGTTTGGTTCTTCCATCTCGTTGACCCTGTTCACATAGGTCAAGAAATGATGCCTCTTATCCTCATCCTTCGTTTCCAAAAGAGACGTCAGCTCATCATGAAAGTGCTGGCTCGGAGCCTCATTGAATTGCATGAAGTATCCATAGCACAATTGTACTAATTCCTTTGTGACTGATGATGAAAAATGCTCAGGCTTGATTGCTGTGTGTGCCATCTTCAGAAAATCAGTACTCGTGATACACAGATACAAAAAGTCATCTTGTATCCGTTGACTCAGAACATCATTCTTCTTCATATTACAACTCCTCTTCTGTCAGCTCCACAAAATCATTCACATGATACCCAATATGGACTTTCTTAGTAGTGCAGCTTATAACCACACAATGACCTTCCATATTGGGAATCTCCCCTAGAAAACACAGAGTCTCATCCTCATCAAAAGGCATTGCCTCTTTCACATCATCAGGCAGATCAAGACACACACGTATCAAACTTAAATGTCTCATCCTTTTCTCCTACTTAGGAAGGTTAGGAAGGTTAGGAAGGTTAGGAAAAATTCCCATCATCTTTTCAATGTGACATGAGACATTTTGAATCACAGCTCCAAAATCAAGCTCCTTCTCAATGGTGTAGATATCATCATGAATAGGGCACTCTCGTTTAATTCCTCCAGCATCTAAAAACCCCATCACAATACAATCCGTTATATCTCGCATTGTAAGACCCTCAACCATCTGCTTTCCACGAATCTCATTGTCCGTATGTGGCTGACCATCATACGGCCTATCTCGAACCATGGACAAAGCGCTAGAGCCCTGACCCTCTGACATTCCCCACTTGATCAAATCAATGAAGCGCTCATTCAATTCATTAATGAGGCGCTCATTCAATTCATTTCCCATCTTCTCCTCCTATACAACAAAATTAATCACGGGTGGAGCATCCATGCCAGCCATGCGACAAGCATTCAACCACTTCCTTAGCATAGCCTGATGTCTTGGCATTTGCATATGTCGCTCTCTGGCATACTCACCAAAAAACTTACATCGACAGGCCACACAAGATCCAACCCACTCCTGACGATCCTGACCCTTGACCTGTACATAATATGGCACTATCCAAGCTGCTGGTATCTTTCCCATGATGCCTCCTATACGTCTGATACGTTAGCTTTGTTCAGTGCTTCCCGGATAAACACGAGGCAAAGTAAAGCACATGCTCGTGGCGCGCCATCCTGGACAGTTGAGATTTTTACATATCCACAAATCTCCACCTGAAGCTATGCCCATAGGATGGTGACAGATTTCACAATCCGGAATAATCTCCGGCTGAGACATAGGTATGCCCAACAATCGTGCAAGATTTTCTGTCGTCTCACTCATCATTCCCCACACACTTAGGTCCATTTGATTTGTTCGGTGCTTTACACGATGATCGACCAGTTTGTGTGCCTAACATGCCCATTTCCTCATAGAACAGTCGCTCCGGAATAATCTCCGGTGGCACCTCAATCGCCATCATATCGATGGCCGTCTGAACTGTGTTCTCCTCCTCTAGAGTCTTGGTTTCCACCCGCAGAGCCAAAATTAAGATGTTATTGAACGCATCCCGCTTCTGCTCCAATGTATACTTCGTGGAGCCCATCACTTCCCGGAATGTACTCATCTCCTCCAGGAATTTCCTCAATGTAATTCTCTCAGGCGTATCAATCATTCTGCCTCCTCCAACTCAAAATCACATATGAAATCCCAATCATGATCCGGCCAATCACAATCATCATAGCCATACTCTGATTCGCCACACATGCATTCATCCGCCTTCTGTCGAACGTTCGTCTGAACAGTGCGCTCCTTCAGCAATCCCCAGCAGAGCTTCAAAACATCCGGATGCCACCCATCGCCGGAGTTATCCTGCTCCACTTGCAGAATACCTTCAGCATGTTCCTTAGCTTCCTGCTCAGTCTCGAACAACTCAAATCCATCCCACGAACTGTATACAAAGTACTTCATTGCACTTCCTTCCACACAATCATGAATGCCCTCACAGCATGACACACCATCAGTAAGCCAGCAAAGCAAATAGCAATGATAGATCCAGTTATCATCTTATCCTGAATCTTCGGCCACTTCCTCCCGACGAAGATTCCCGCGAAGATCACCAAACTTGCTACAAACCAAATCAGTAGACCTATCATTGCTAAGTCCATCATTTATCTCCCACAAAGCCCATCAAATAGACAGACGCTCTCGCATGTTCTGAATCAAATCATCGAGAACCTCAATTCGAATCACCTGTACTCGAACTACATGACCCAACTCGGTCATAGGATCATTTGGGGCCTCAGGGAGTGGCTTTTCGGGTATACTCTGAACTAGCGCCCTCGCAAGCTCATCATACAGTGATTCCAAGTTCCTCTGCGCCCCAATCAACCGCCGCTCCAGACTTCTCAGCTCACGTCTCACATCACCCAAATCTTCAGAATCAGGTGATGGTACTGATGCCAATATTGCTGGTGTTCCCAAATTACTCATCATAAGGCTCCTATCACATTTTCTAAATATTGTGGCAAGAGCACATCCCACGTGTATTCACTATTTAGATGACCTGGATGTACAATCTCGCCCTTCTCCCGGAACGTTTCCTGGAGACAGTTTCTCAAATGCTTGATCAATTCTTCCGGAGTCAGGCCCCTGTCACTATGTAGGTCGATGAACGCTATAACACGATCAGTTGCCTTAAGAAACTTCGGAACCTGTCCTCTGCTCGGTTGCCACTTCGAATTGTTACACAGATACCCATAGGCCTTGACCAGCATATCTGTTATGTTCTGATTCGCAGGCGGTACTCCATACACAGCGCCACAGGAGCCCAACCTCAATGTCTCATATTGCTTCCGTAGCTTATTCCCGGATAGGATCTGTCCCTGCCAGAACTCATCCTTCTGACACCACTGTAGAACCTTCACGACATCATCAAAGGCTTTGGCATCACTCGTAAGTAGCAGATCGATGTCCTTTGCCCACCGACGCAATGACTCTTCCTCTTTTTCTATAGAAAAGAACCTAGCTATCTTGCTGTAATGCTTCTTGTTCCGTCTGATCATCTTGAGTAAAGCCGCTGCCAAAATGTATCCATCTGTTGCTGGTACTATCGGGTCTTTCTTGTCCTCAGAAGCAGTGATCTTCCCCTTACTTCTTTCATCTGTTAGCTTCACTAATTCATCCTTTATATGGGGCACGACAGATATGTCATGTACATATGACGGATCTGTCATATCACATGTCGCCCCGATGTAGAGTCTACGTTGCTGTTTCTCGTCCAGATCTGTCTTGATGAAGCCCTCTTCAATCAGCTTTTGGAGGATTCTCTGAATCTGTCGCTCACTCACCTTGTTCAGATTTGCTAGGTAGCTGTTGGAGGCCCAGCAATAGCCCTCCTTCTTCGCCAGTCCAGCTATCTGAGCATATAGGCACTTGTGTGACCAATCCAGCGCCTCAGCATGCATGACCTTGGCTGGAATCACGTAGTAGAATGAGCTGTCTTCTTTCATTTCGATCCCTCTTTGAGTCTATCTAGCATTCGTTCACTGCCATGTTTGGAGAGTGATTTTCTGTTGTTGAGTGCCACATCAGCGAAATCTGTAGGTTCGAGCAATCTACCTAACCGCCTCTCTATACATCCAAGACAAAGCATGCCGTATCGTTCATTTTGGTTCGTGACACTTCTCCACACACGATCATGGAGCATGTAGTACTCCTCGATTTCACTTGTATTCACACCACAATCTAGGCAATTGAATGCACTCATGTCAACCATTGTCACTTTCCGTCAATAATGAATGGATCATCTATGATGTTCCCGATCTCTCGGTGGTCCTGATATTCTAGTCCGTCCCAGACCATGAGGATCATTGCTGTCTTGGTTGTCAGCCCATCATCCGGAGGACGATTCTCTTGGAAGAACTCCAGGATTCCCTGCTCAAACAATTGATAGAATCGCGCTCGCACTTTACTCTCTCCGTCTCTGGTTATGGTGGTCTTGCACCAATCCTTAAGATTTTGAAAGTAATAATCCGCAGCTGCTGCCGACATAGCTTGGACTCCTCGTCCGCCCTCACCTTGGATCGCTTTTTGGAACACTGTCGGCTTTGGGGGAGCTTTTCCAGAAAAACCTAATGAAGCGAACAAATGGATAATGTCATCGTATTCAACTACAAGCCGTTCGTTCATTCTGGTTCTCCTCATATTGCTCCCAAGTGACGTATCTACCAGAACTTACATCACCATAGACATGGCATTTAGGGCAGTTGTATTTGTCCATCTTGGCTCCACAAACTTCACAACTTGCCCCACAACAGATGCAGTATAGTTTATGTGCTCTGGACAAACTCAGCCTCCAGCGCTTGGGCGAATATGCTTCGCTCAACACGGTCGAAATAATACAATGCATCAGGCAAGTGTGCGACATCAAGCAGCTCGTTCATGCAAAGTTCATCTACGATTTGTGGAGTAAGCTTCTTGATCATAGCATCACTCAGAGCGACTCGCTTGCCAATCAGATGACTGTACTTGTCCACAGGATTCTGACGAGATGCGCCCCTGCTGACCTCTTCCCACAGCTGCCTGACACCACTGCCATCGCCAAAGTTTTCCTCACCCACGTGCTTGAGCACTCGGCAGATGGTCATGATGGTGGTCTTTCCGTGCTTTCGATTTTCCACTTGCTTGATGAATTGAATTCGGTATGTCTGGTTATTTAATCTGACAATCATTTCTTCTCTCCTATACGTTTTACACTCAGTCTTGTTCGGACGCTTCTATCATTTTCGCCCACGCAGTTGTGTCAATGTTCTTAACACATTTTCCACACAAGTCCGTTCGATGACACAATGAGCCCTTCTTGATCCACGTTCGTTCCTTGCAGCTCTGGCATTGTATCTGAACTGATCTCTTCTTCTCTCTGACTATCGGCATTATTCTTCTCCCAAAATGAACAAATTCATGGTAGGATACGGTTCTACTTCTTTCTTCCACCACTCAGTATATAAATCGTACTTCGGATGATCTAACATCTCACGTCCACCATGGAATCCAGAACACTGAATCTTGAGGCCTTCCTTTTTGAAGTAATCATGACATCCATGACCTCGAAAAACCAAAGTCTTTCCATCGATTAAAGCACGAACTGCTTCCTCATATGTCATACTGACACCCATTTCTTTTCATCACTCCATTTGGTTTCGTAAATATGACATCGCTCACAATACCGCAACTTCTGAACTACACGTTTATCAATAGCAAACATGTCCTTCGGCGCTCGAAAATCAATCGGCCCAAGACTCAACCAATCATGTCCTACAACCTTACAAAGACCGCTCATAGTACGATTACCTTCTTGATGTTGTTCACGTCTAAATGATAATGCTGACACAATACCACCTCTTTCTTCTCTTCATCATGGAACTCTGTTGACCAGCCTTGGATCTTAACGCCCTCATAGATGTGGTTGGGCTCCTTTATGTGGACAACCAAGAACGGATTGTGCTTCACACGATTGTCAAATATGGCCCGGAGCACTCTCCTTATGTGCTCCTGAGTGCAGAGCATTCGCTTAGGTGAAGTAAGACAGAAGTCAAAGCCCTCCATATGATTACACCGAGAAGCTCTAGCTTCTTTGCCTCATCTTCCACTGCCAGCTCGTAAATCATCATCACCTGCCCCTTATCTCCAATAAGAGGAGCTAGGAGCCCGATTAAGGCCCCCCAGCTGCCTCTGTAATCCACGATCTCACTAAATGACTACCGTGACGCCCCTGAGGCCGATGGCGCGCTTGGTGGGCTCACAATGAGTCCCAAGTCCTGTCCACTGCCACCCATGTACCACTGAGGATACTTGCCGTCCCATGCTTCCAACCGCTTCAGCTCGACTTCCAGCTTTCTCAACTCCAAAAACAGGGGATTCTGACGAGCTTCTTCCGCAGCCGTATTGACCAAACGCAGGGCCTGAGCCGCACCTTCAGCAATCTTAATGGCCTTCTTGGCCTCACCCTCGCCCTCCTGCTCCAATCGCAGGTTCTTGTCGCCCTGAGCATCCAATAGTGCGCTCGCTACAGTCTTCTCCTGCTGAGACACGAACACCTTGTCAATCGCTGACTGGATATCCGGATTCTCATACAGGAAACCACCGAACATGCTGACAGTACGAATCGAGACGCCGACTTTCTCATAGAAGGCAACCACATCATCTTCTACGGCCTTTTGCACTTCATTCTTCTTGGCTCGGAGCTGATCCAAATCATCCTTCGCACATTCGATTGCTGCCACCCTCTGAATGCGCTCACGAATCTCGGAATCCATAACACGTGCCAATGAACCAGATGGGTAGTAATAAAGGAACGTTGCTGTATTGGCCTCTTCCACCATTGCTGTACAACCGAATCCAACGCTGAAGCCTACAGAATCAGCCGATTCTACCTGAATAGATTGATTGGAATTGGATGTTCCTGTAGTTACGTCCGGAGTCCACTGGCGAGTAACGGGAGTACGATCCACTGTGATGATTTTCACTGAGGGAATCCACTCACCCTGAAAACCAAAACGGCCCGTCTTGCGCCACCGCTGCGGAATGACGATCCGCTTGGTTGCAACCTTGGAATCTTCCAGATACGCAACTGAACCAAATTTGGCTTGGTTCGTCTTGTTGGCACCTTCCAAAGAAACCACAAACCCCGTTTCATTGTTTCCGATCTCTTCGATGGGATCGACGCGCGGGGGCTTCCAACAACCACCCACACCAAATGCGATGATCAGCATCAATGCTGCCACGATGAAACTTTTGAACCTCTTCATTACTTACCCTTTCCAAAACGAATTGTTGCGAAGCCAGCCAAGCCACACAGTGTGACTGCAACTGCACCTCTCACCTTACGGAAGTTCCGAACCACGTGATACGGAGCCTCTGAGTCTTCCACCTGCTGGACAGCTACGGTACGCTCCATCTGCTCTCCAGCAGAACTGTACATGGCGAATATCGCAACCGCCACGACCAACCACAATGCCACCAATGCCGTTTTCATCTGTCTCCTCTCAACCTTTTGCTGCTGCTATTGGTTCCAACTCCACTATGGAAGTCACAAGATCTGTCTGATTCTTCATCACAGTATCAATGTTCTTGTAAGCACCTGGAGCCTCATCCAGATTTGCTCTCCCACGCAGACCATGAATGATCCCCTTCGCATCCATTGCAGCCTGCTCGGCTTCCAGGTTCAACTCCTCTTTCGCTCGCGTTCTAGACATGAGCCTTCCGGCCCCATGCGAACACGACATAAAGGATTCCGGATTTCCCAGGCCCTCCACAATGTAAGACTTCGTCCCCATAGATCCAGGAATGATACCCAATTCGCCCTTATACGCTCTCGTTGCGCCTTTCCGATGGACCATAACGTTCTGCCCATAGTGATGCTCCATCGCTGCATAGTTATGGGCTATGTTGATCCTCTGAGGGAATGTGACGATACCAAACTCCTCACGAAAGATGCGCTGAATCTCATCCATCATGTGGTGACGATTAGCCAATGCAAAATCAACACACCACTGCATCTCAACCAGATACTCCTGTCCTTCCTGAGTATCCAGAGGCAGGAAAGCCAACTGCGCGTGCTTCGGAACCTGAGATTGCCACTTCTCATTCAAACCTATAGCCAGCTTGTTGTAGTGCTGTGCCACCTTGTAGCCCACGTTCCTGGACCCTGAGTGCAACATGATCCAGATATGCCCATCTGAACCCTTCTGGATTTCGATGAAATGGTTTCCACCACCCAACGTTCCCAGCTGGTGACGAGCATTGTTGAATTCCTGATGTATTATCGATTTTTTAGCGCCGGCGATTGTATTACAAACCTCATCCCAATCCGGCATATCAAACGTCGGGACCATCTGCTGATGATGGTTGCGCCCCATTGGGATACGTGATCGAATCTTACCCATGATCCTCTTCCAGATATGAGAATCATATTCATTCCCATATCCCTCATCCCCATCCAGTGCCATCAAAGAAGTCTTGACCGCACACATCCCGCACCCAATATCCACGCCCACGGCATTCGGGATGACCACGCCCTTCGTAGCCATGACGCCACCAATTGGCATGCCATAGCCCATGTGGCAGTCAGGCATGACCGCAATCCACTTATACGCAAACGGAAGCTGCGCCAAGTTGTACAATTGTTGCATGGCTGAAGGCTCAATATCATCCAGCCACATCTTGATCGGCAACATATCTTTGTGGTTCTCAACTCTCATCTCATTCTCCTACTGGTGGGTGAGCCCTGAAAGGAAAAAGGAAAAAGGCTCACCCACCGCTCGACGGACCCAATATCTTCTACCCAAAGTATATCACACTTTGGAGCAAGTGCAAATCAATTTTCTCTCAAAACCCACAGCAGCTGGTTTCGTGATTTCTCCAACTGAACAATTCGACAGCGACAATCCCACACAAGGGGATTGCCCTTATTGTTGATAATCCAATTCTTCATTAGGACAATCCCCTGATCGAATTGTACCACCTTCTCTCTGATCTCATTTTCTGTCCTCATGATAATTTCTCCTCTTCAAGCAGTAGATACTTTCCACACCCCGCATCATGAACAACAGATCCAGAATCTCCGACATAAGAATGTTTGTCACCATCAACAGATTCCGAAGATAGGTTGCTGGCATGAGCCGAAATTTCTCAGCCGTCGAAAGCAAGTACTCGTGCTCCAACTCCCTATGGCGCTCTAAGAAATAGAGGATCATCACCCCAGCTTCATATTCAGTCATTTCGTGAAGACCTGTCCCACGAAGAAAACCATTAAGAGTCTTCGTCACATTGTGCTGTGCAATATTCATGTTCATTCCCCTTTGAATCTATCAACCCAAGCACCCGTACCATCATGAGCAAGAGTATAATCATTAGCCATCAACTCGGCCTTCATATTAGCGAGTCCTACCGGATTCCTTGTTATGAGTATGATAGACGTAGGCCGAATGTTCGCCCTGAAGATCCACCGCAGCACATCCAAACCAACCTCTCCCGGCCCCAAATCATGATCCAGGTAGACCACATCGAAATGCAGAGGACCACCCAGTATGGCCTTCGCCAACTCTGCACTCCGAACGATAGCATCTGCCTCCATTGTGCGCACGTCGTCAATCAGTAATGTTCTCATTTTCCCACCCTCAAATTGATCATGGCTCTGATCATAGCCGCCTCATTTCGCCGAACTGTCCTTGCTTCCTCAATGAGCATACCCTGTGACTCCACAGTCAACAATACGCCCACTTGAGTTAGGAATCTGAACTGAATCACCTCCCTATCCAAGTTCACCTGCGCTGAAAGCTTTGTCCACTTCATATGTCGAAAAAATATGATTGGACCTCCGGTATCAGTGTATAAGGCGTAATCACGATTCGCCATTAAGTCGATTATTTGCTGTTTATCCATGATTCCCTCAATAATCAGTTGTAATTGTCAAGTGGAACGGCGTATTGACCTTTTTTCTCTGCAAATAGAGCCATGTGTCCACTTCAGCCGCAGAACATCGTACTTTTGCCGCCAATTTCCGACAAACAAGGGCCGATTGAGCCCGAATCTCCACTTCCCACCGCGATCCCTTCGGAATTAGTTCATGTGCTTGTATTTTGCTCTTCAAAGTCGGCACGTAACATAGTAACTCCATCGCCTGAAGTACATTCGGAATATGATAGTCTATTGGAACCGGCAAATGACCTATTTCACCCATGAAAAGGTCCGGACGGCCAAATAGATTCCGACTTCGATACAGTTCCAAGAGGAACAGACTCGCTCGCTTCAGAAAAATGTCCGACACATAGCCTGGAAAGTATGCCTCCAGCATGCTCAGTGCCACGGTCATTTCCAATGGATCACCTGTCTGCATCTCATTGTGTACTTGTCGCAAATTGGTGCGCGGTCCAATCAGCTCCTCCAAATGTCGCAAACGCTCCTCCAACATTGGAAGTCGCTTGAATCGAATACCCCACTTCACCTTCGATACTACCGCAGGGAACAGATCCTCCACCCCATTATAGCCTGGACATGCCTTTATCGCCTTCGCAACCACATCAGCCACAACTTTGTAGCCAGATCCATTGGGGCGAATTTCATCCCAGCCATACCAATAGCAATAGTTGATGGAATTTGTCACCAGACAAAACACCAGGAACTCCGTGAGATTTGTCACGCCCTCCGGATATGGCTGATTCCCACTTGGACTCTCCAAGTTGAATTGGCATAGCTGATCAACAGCCAAATCCCAATGCCTGCCCCGCATCTCAAGCCACACGTGCTCGTCATTGTCGCACACTTTATGCGTCACATCCCACATCACATTCAGTGCTTTATGCATCAAAACAACCCCTTTGCAAATGTCACACCCGTTTCGATTACACTACTAACCACATCCCATCCAATATGGTATAAAAGTGCTCCAACCAACACACCTTCCAGGAATCGCAACATGTCAATTCTCCTCGCGTTGATCCCAATGATCGTTATTACAGCAATAAGCAATCTGCTCCATGAGATCTGTCTGTCCTGCAATGGCCTGAGCCACCAGCAGGTTGGACCGTGCCACTGCCAATGTCGCCTCACGCTGGCCGCGCGTAGCAGCGACTGGAGTATCCTCAAGGAAAGTGATGTGTTTCCGTTCAACTTCAATGCTCTTTTGTAGCTCGTTCAACATCCGATTTCTCCTAATAATGCTCTCAATTCCTGCCATAGTGTTTCACTGGCCACAAGAGCAGCATTCAGATGCTCTTGTTTCTTGTATTTGGTCGCATCCTCAGCTTCAGTTACCTGCTTGCCAATTACACTTAGAATATGACGGATCTGCTTACATCGCGGATCTATACTTGTCTTCTCCTTCAACTTGGATGCCGAAGCTGGGGCCGAAGTCAAAACTGGAGCCGGAGCCTTCCTGGTCACTTTCTTTGTTGCCTTCTTCTTACGCTTTCCCATTCCGTCGCCTTTCTTTCAATTTCCGCTCCAACTCCACAAAAAGCTTATCTCGATTCCACACACCATGATGACAAAGCCAATCACGCTCCAGCTTTGCCAACATGGCATCTACCACTGATACCCTATGTTCTGGAGCCATTCGTTTCACTTCTTGACCTTTCGAATCGAGATGGAAGGATCACCCTGCTTCTTCATCTCCAAGATAACCTTGTGCGTTTTGGCATAGCCCAGAAGCTGATCCGTAATCCAGGACGTCTTGCCCTGCGAATAGACAGCCTGAAGATCCTCACCATTGACGGTCTCTTTGAGCACCAAGGCTGCATCCTTGACAGTCTGAACCTGAGTAGCAACCTGCTCCACATAAACGTCAATGGTCTGCTGAATGATAGCACGCTGCTTCGCCGCCGTGGGATGCCTCTTAAACAGCTTGTCGATGAGCTTTACCATTTTCTTTTGATTTCTTGTAAGATCTTCCTGTCGCTCAGCCAACACATTCAGCTGCTTTTCAATCTGCTCCACTCTGACGCGCTTCTGTTTGGTGGTCATTGTCTACATCTCCAAAAAGGATCACTATAGCTACACTTATAGTATACAACATATTTGGGAATGTACAAAAAAGAAATGACAAAAAATTGGGACCAGAAGGACTCGAACCCTCAACATGCAGCTTAGGAGGCTGCCGCTCTATCCATTTGAGCTATGATCCCAGTACTCTATTCGTAGTCTCTCACCGAAACACCAATCGGGAATCTCGGAATGCCATCATCGGTCAACTCCTGGTACTTGACTGTGAGCATCCTACCATAGTAACTCAGACGATCTACCCACGCTTCTCTGCGCCACTTGTAGGTTCCCATAGGACGAGCCTTGAATGTTCTCGCATCTGTTGCAGACACTCGACACACCCAAATTGGAGTGCCCTTGTCCTTACCCTTACCCTCAATGGCTCCCACGATCTGATACTCATCATCCAAAAACTTCTTCAGCTTCAGAAGATCTCTCCCACTCCGACCATGCTTGTACACACCCTTCGGATTGCGATAAATCAGACCCTCATAGCCCTGATCAATATACGTATCCAACCACTCCCACAAATCCTTAGGCGCATAGATCATCACAGCCCCTACTGCATCCTCACACACTGCACGTCGAACCCGCTCCATACGTCCTGCGAATGTCAACTCAGGCTGATCTGGGAAGTAGCAGTCGTACACATGGTATCGCAGCAGGTCGCTGGAGACATATAGATCATCCTCTGGTTTATGTGTGTAGAATGCATCATCATCCTCATCTTTCCACCTGTCAGCTATCTCTCGCTTCCATTTATCAGATATCTCCTGTGACAATGGTGTAAGATCAACCTTAGCTGGGTAGTACTTCTTGACCACCGATACAGTTTTCTGGAATGTCCACGGCTTGGGAAGAATCAGCTCACCATCCAACACCATCCCCTCAGGGAGAATCGGATGAAGTGCCTTCAACATGTCCACGATATGTGGCTTGTGTGGCTTCTGGTTTCGTGTCCATGCATCTTCACCATCAAACATACAACGGACACCATCAAACTTCGGTTGGACAAAGCAAGGAAACTCAGCCTTCTTGTCCTCGTACTTATTCGCTAACATTGGCTTCTGCATCAGTCACCCTCTTCAATTTCGATTTCACATCCACACTCAGGACACCTGTAATACGATGTCCACGAGTAACTCTGACCACCAGGATTCCACTGCTGTGGAGTTGAACGGATGCACTCAAGTGCGCCCTCACAATCAAGACAATCAAACCCAAAGCCACAATCACAATAGTACTCCGGGAAGTCCATGTAACCAACCTCTGCCATCTCTCTATCAATCTGTTCTCGCACGTCTCCCCACGGTATGATCTCTGGTGAATCACCCTCAGCCGCACGTGACTGCAAGAAATCAACTCTGTTTTTATCTGTCGTCATCTCATCTCCAATGAACCCGTCTGGAGTCGAACCAAAACTAGGAGGATCAAAACCTCCGGTGCTGACCGTTACACTACGGGTCCAGCAATAGACCTGCTACGACTTGAACGTAGACTGTGGGATTCAGAGTCCCAGGTGCTACCAATTACACCACAGGTCTGCAAAGCTGGTAGAGGGAGTCGAACCCACAACCCCTCGCTTACAAGGCGAGCGCTCTTCCAATTGAGCTACACCAGCATGTGGGGGCAGCAGGACTCGAACCTGCGACATACCGGGTAAAAGCCGGTTGCTCTGCGCATCTGAGCTATGCCCCCATTTGTTTCATTCCATCATCAATCGCTTGTCTCACACTCGATACGGCTCCTGGAAAACTCGTTTCATGGAGACGAAATCCCCTATCCGTTGTAGACCAACGAAAAACACATCTTCCTGTATATGATGCCTTGTCCAACTGCTTCTGCAACCAATCAAGTCGTTCTTTATCTGTAATCATGTCACCCCCTATACAAACATTGACAGTCCTTCGTGGTCCTCATCCACATGAAGTCCACATCGAACCAGAGTACGAACCTGATCCGGAGTAATGACCGAAGCCAAATCCCCTAGCTCCACATCCAGGAAGATCTCATCATGCTCCGCAGCGACCACCATGTCACCAGTGCCACCCACCAAATCATGGAGTAACATAAACGCACAGATGTCCGATCTTGGATGCAGAGGATTCTCAATGTTTTTGAACATGTTGTCCCCAAACGGCTCCTCTATGATCTTCTCAAACAAATCAATCAACTCTTCAACCGTCATCACAACACTCCTATAATAGAACAAATCGCTGATGTCACAAACACGCCAGTTGCCAAACCAATGACAAGCCATTCCATCTTAGTGAACATCTATTTCTCCTCTTCAGAACTCAACTGAAATACTCAATCCTGGATCTTCAACATTCACATCCACACCACTTCGAACCAGTGTAACAATCTGCGCATAAGAAATCACAGATGCAAGTTTCTCTACATCTACATCTAAAAAGATTCTCCCACACATAACGTGACTTATCATCCTTTTTTCGTCACTCACTAACTGATCCAACATGAGCAAAGCACGCAAATCAGATCGTCCCACTTCCTCATCCTCCTTGTCACATTCTCTCTCATCTTCAAATATATCACACATCTCTTCAACTGTCATGTCATTCATCCTCAATGGGAAGCCGACAACGCCTCTTGTTCCTTTCCTTCTTCCTGTCCTCATGGACTGAAGTAGGTGGAGGCACCTTGAATCTCGGCAATCTAGGTTTCTTCTTTGGTTTTCTCATATCCATCAACAAAAACAGAGAGGGCGACAATGCCGCCCCTTCTCTTAGTAACTTCACTTACAAGCCTGTGTCCAGTACGATCCAGATGTTGACCAATCAGCGATACATCCATACGTTGGATGCTCATAACAATCCCCGAAAGTTATAGATACGAACCAGCTATCTTCACAGATTCCTGACGAGTCACAATACCATCTGTAACGAGATGAAAAGTTCTCTCATTGAGGATCTTGTCCTCATCGAAGACCATGATCGTTCCATCAACCGTCCCCACATCAAACCATGTTCCATACTTCGCATCATCGATCTTGACACCTGCCAAGGCCGATCCACAAAGCATCAACATCACCACAAATGCCACCAATCTATTTCTCATACCAATTCTCCCTACCAAATGATGTATTTGATGCCAGCACATTGCCAGCAATCTAAAGGCATCTCATAAGGCTCTACTCAGGACTCGAACCTGATTTCTCCATGAGGAATCGAACCTCCTACAATGTGACACATTGCATTCACCAGACAGTAGAACCAAGGTGACTGACGGGACTTGAACCCGTAGTCCGCTGGATCACAGCCAGCTGCTCTATCCATTTGAGCCACAGCCACAGCTCCACAGGGAGGGCTCGAACCTCCGACATCCTGATTAACAGTCAGGCGCTCTACCAACTGAGCTACCATGGAATAACAAAGATGAAGGAGGGATTCGAACCCACGTAGGACAGAGTTGCAATCTGCCGCCTAGCCTCTCGGCCACTTCATCACGATGTGGATCACGTGACCTTATTCTACACAACCGTTAATTTTGGTCGTCCCCGCAATTCTAATGGGCCACTGGGGGATGCTGGCGATTTTCACGCCGATCCACAATACACAATACACCGAAGTGGATTCGAACCACCACTGTACCGGGCTTAAACCGGATGCCTCTGCCTTTGGGCTACCGGTGCTTTTCCTCATATTTAATTACCAAAGCCCAATTGATGAGCTGAAATTGCAGCGATCTGGTGCGAGTGTCGTACCCAATACTCAATGCCACATACTGAAATCTTGAGTAGAATCTCTCAAAGCTGATCTTTAATCTTCCAAGCTTCATAATCTTCATAATTCTGCAATCCTCTCATCAGGATACACCTCCTGACCCTTCACAGCCTGCTCAAGGGCCATACGGCATCCTCTAAACATCACCACATGCTCACATACCTCAGGTTCACATGAAAAGGCCCAATACCTTGCCTCAATCCAAAACTCCCGAATAGCTTCTTCTTTCGTTTTCTGACGTGTTTCAATCCAAAACCACGTCGCCCAACCATCCATAATTTCCTCATAGTATGCCTCCAATGCCAGCTGAGGGTAACGATCCCACTCGGCCCCTTTCGGGGAACGGGTTTACAGCCCGTGCCGCCTCCTTAACGATCTACGCTGACCTAAGTTTCTGAGATAGCTTTGCCGCATCTATCATGCAGCCCACTCTATAGCGATTGATACCTTTCAGCAACCGTAGACTCGTCAGTCTTCATGGATTTACAACTTCACCATTTGTAACGGTCCCCAGAAACAATGACCCCAGAAGGATTTGAACCTTCACTGTACTGGTTCTAAACCAGTTGCCTCTGCCGTTGGGCTACAGGGCCAAGTATGCCCGGTGGCACCCCCAGTCCGAATTGAACGGTCTCTCTTCGGACGCCATCCGAAGTGCATCACCACGATGCTATCTGGAGCCGGGCAAATGGACGAACTTGGGATCGAACCAAGGCTACTGGTACTTCACACCAGCGCTCTGCCTACTGAGCTATCCGTCCTTACTCATAGTATACACCAAATTTCCAAAGATGCAAATGGACACGATGGGAATTGAACCCACAACCTCCTGCGTGCAAGGCAGGCGCTCTCCCAATTGAGCTACACGCCCGTAAGGCTTACGGCTGGAATCGAACCAGCGAGGAATGTCTGCCCGCTACCAAGTTCACGTAAGCCAATAGAACCAGAAGGACTCGAACCCTCAACTCCCACTCCGTAGGCAGGTATGATATCCATTTCACCATAGTCCTAATAATGGTCATTTGACCAAATCACCAACCTTGGACTTGAACCAAGAACAACCTGTGTGTAGGACAGGTACTCTACCAATTGAGTTAGTCGGTGTAATCACACTGGGGAGGCTCGAACTCCCAACCTTCGGATCGACAATCCGATGCTCTAACCCTTTGAGCCACAGTGCGTCTTCAATACCCCGAATCAGAATCGAACTGATGTCCTCGGATCGAAAGTCCAAGATCATATCCACTAGACCACCGGGGCTCCGCACGCCTAACGCTGACGCCTGCGGGTCTTTGTCTCGCCAGAGTTACTTGTCGGCGTTATCTTCCGACAAGACAATCATTGGGAATCGAACCCAACTCCCGTCTCTCCTGACCTCTACCAACGAGCCGGAATCGAACCGGCCTTAATAGCCTCGGAAGGACTTGAACCTTCACGCCCGAAGGCACGAGTGTTTGAAACTCGCGTGTCTGCCATTCCACCACAAGGCCCCAAGATCCCTTCCTCAGAGTGTCAACGAATCGTCCCCGTCTGACAGGGGGTTGCGGACAACTCCAAAGCCGTAATCAGACACAGGCGGGATCTCACCTGCTACCAAATAGCCCTGGCCAGATTCGAACTGGCGTAACTGGATCGAGAATCCAGCATCCTAAACCACTAGACGACAGGGCCATATTATTCCCTTCCCAAAGTAGAAACCTATTCCATTTCTGTTTGACAAGAAACGGCGCTCCACACCATTGGGCGGCAATCAAACCAAGACGGGAATCATCCTGTGCCTGCCTTTTTCCGCGTTAGAGAAGGCTAACTCTAGTAGGGGTAGAAGGATTCGAACCTTCGACCTACGGATTAAGAATCCGGTGCTCTAGCCAGCTGAGCTACACCCCCCATTATCAACTGTGTGCCCTTGTCACACGCTCTTTTTCTAGAAAAACACTTCGCAACGTTCGTGCTCGTGCAACAAATGACGGAATATGGTCGTATTGCTTCAAAAACGACTCCACCTTTTCGGATTCCGGACCATATTGATGCAACAAAGTTGTAAAATCATTGATGATCTCTAATCCTTGCATCCACTCCTCCAAACCAACCAATTAAAGTTCCATTGTCCTTCTATTACAGAGTATACACCACATTTGTTCAGATAAAAATGAAAATGGAAAAATTCTCATTTTGTTTTCTCCAAATCCGCTGTATACTTTGGATGTACGAAGTTGGTATTGGTGTTAGTGCCAAACCGAATCTATTGAAAGGAGCCGCTTATGCATCAACGCTGAGACGAAACCGGCGTAAGTGGGAGCTACCGGAGATTTCCGCTCTGGCTCCCTTCTTTTCATTTTTATGTAGGAGTGTATCATGGATAAGCTAATGTGTGCATGCAATAACAAGCCCTGCGATGGGGAATGTCGTGAGATGAATCTAAACCGGAAACGTAGGAACGAATCACAGTGTCCTGCTGCCTTCACACCCGAAAAGCCTCGTGTGAAACGAGAAAGGCGTCACTATGAGGAAGACTAAGAAAAACACTGAGATGCGATTCAAAGCACAACTATCCATCTCAGAAGTCCAATCCAATATGGAAGAAGACTACGTACAAATTGAAATCGGTGACAAAGACTCTGGGTGCTTGATAGCTAAGCTAAAACTCACTCACCATGATTTTACACGTGCCGTCTTCTCCCATTCCCACACCCCTGCTGAGGGACGATTGGGTAGAAACATAGATCTGGTGGGCATGCTATATGAGTACAAAAATCTCACCGTCCCAATCAAAAAACCTCTCAAATTATATCTCAACAAAGATGAAAATGAGAGTCTTGACATTGTGAAGAAGGCCGTGCGACCCTTTGAGGTGGATGGATGGAAAGCTCAAATCAGTAATGCATTCAATCATCACCATTATCAATACACAGATCATGGCAAGCTAACCAATACAACAGAAACGGTCTGCTACAGCATTGGATTTTTCCGATGGGTAGACCCTCCGGAGGAAACTGATGCACTACTATGAGTACAAATCCCATAGATTCTCTATCGCCTCTCTGGCTCTGATCCAGACGGCCAATGAGATCATTGAGGAATACCACGATCAGGGATACGACCTGACCCTTCGTCAGTTGTACTACCAATTCGTGGCTCGTGACATCATTGCAAACCAACAGTCTGAGTACAAGCGCCTTGGGACCATTATCAGTGATGCCCGCCTTGCCGGAAGACTTCCTTGGGATGCTATTGTGGACCGGACACGTCAGATCAAACAAAACTCCCACTGGGAAAATCCGAAAGAGATCATCAAATGTGACGCTGAATGCTTCCGAATTGACACTCGTGCCGATCAGCCCAACTATATCGAAGTTGGGGTGGAAAAGGAAGCCCTTGCCGGAATCGTGGGTGGTGCTGGCAAGCGCCTAGATGTCCCCCACTTCTCCTGCCGTGGCTACGTGAGCCTCAGTGCCATGTGGAAGGCCTCCATGCGATTCCTCAACGCCATGCAACAGGGACAAGAACCGTACCTTATCCACCTTGGAGACCACGATCCCAGTGGAATCGACATGACACGTGATATTCGGGAACGACTACAGATGTTCCACGTTCCTATCAACGTCCATCGAATCGCACTCAACATGGATCAGGTGGAAATGTATAATCCACCACCCAATCCTGCCAAGCTGACTGACAGCCGATCTGGAAGCTACATCCAGATGTACGGAGATCAATCTTGGGAGCTGGATGCTCTGGAGCCCTCCGTCCTGGATGATCTCATAGAGACTCATGTGGAGCAGCTAACAAATCCAGTTCGACTATATGACGCCAAGTGCCGACAACGTGAACATGTGACCACGCTGCGAAAAGTTGCCAGTCGATGGGATGAGGTAGTAGAATTTCTGAACAAGGAAGACTGATGACCAACGCTGAAATCCAAGACACCATTGATGCAAACTCCAGCATGATTCTTCGGATGGCGAATGTAGCAATGCGGAAACTGAGACGCCCTAACTACATAGGTCTAGATGACTTGATTCAAGAGGCCCGAATAGCCAGTATGAGAGCTATTCGGGACCATGAAAAGAGCCCACAAGCATCCGTCAAAACCTACATCTTCAGACATATACTACATACTATGGCGCGTATTGTTAAGAGATCGTGGCAGGTAAGAAACGACAATACAGCATACTACTACGATGAAAATTGCAAACTCCAAATCAAGAACTCTCCTCTGAAATTTGCAATAGTTCAAGAATTCCTGAACGCCTTAACAGATGAAGAATTGGAATATGTGAGAGTCGCCGCATCTATAGTCACATCCGGTAGAGTAGTGCAGGTCGCTGTACAACGAGAACTGGGAATCACTTGGCATCAACAAAAAAAGTATCTGGACAGAATCCATAAGAAAGCTGCCTTAATTCTCTGATTTCATTTGCATTCTCTTGGATACAGGCTATACCTTATATAGAAAGGTGGCGCATAATGAAAGACCTGATCTACAGTCTGAATGATTTCTGGAATGCGAAATTCGTATTCTGCTTCATTGGAACCTGCATTGCACTTTGTTAGGAGATGCCATGAAAACGATTTGGAAATACAACTTAGACCCTTTAAGAAGTATCTACCCCATGCCTGATGGAGCTGAACTCCTGAGTGTCCATGAACAGCATGGAGTAGCACAACTATGGGCTCTTGTTGATCCAAGTAGATCATTAGTGAATCGTTTCATTCCCATCTACCCCACCGGAGGCCAAATGCCCGATGATCCGGGGAAATTCTTGGGCACCTTCTTTATGGCGAACGGATATCTCGTGTTTCACATTTTTTCTGCAACATAACAAAGATTCTATTTTCATTCTCCCCTATATGTATTATACTTTAGGTAGTGAAAGACACCAACCTAAATCGTTTGAGGAGACAAGATCATGGCAAGTGAAGTGGAAACGATGGTATCAGTCAGAGAAGTTCCTTGGCACAGACAGGGCACCATTGTTCAGAATGAACTCACAGCCAAAGAAGCCATCATCGCTGGTGGAATGAACTGGACCTGTGAAGAGCAGCCTCTGTACCTCGCCAGTGAGCAGACTGTGGACGACATCAAGGTTGTCGGAACACGCGCTCCGTCCCACAAGGCAGTCGTCCGCACATCCGACAAGTCCATCCTTGGAATCGTCGGCACCAATTACCACATCATCCAGAACAGTGATTGCTTCAACTTCCTGGATGACGTGATTGGTGATGGACAGGCCGTCTACCAGACTGCTGGCTCCCTTCGGAATGGCAAGGTCATCTTCATGACCGTTAAGTTCCCGGACAGCGCCAAGATCGGTGACGACGTCATTGAGAAGTACATCCTCCTCTCCAGCTCGCATGATGGCTCCATGAGCCTCCAGGTTCGTTGGACTCCCGTCCGTGTTGTCTGCATGAACACCCTCGGCATGGCTCTTCGAGGTGGCGCTGATGCCTCAATGAACATCAAGCACACCAAAAACTACCGCTCCAAGGTAGAGCAGGCCCGCAACGTCTTGAACGTGACTGAGCACTACTACAGCGTCATGGAAGAGGAATTCAACCGCCTCCTGGACGAGCAGTTCTCCAATGATCAGATGCGGACCTTCACTGAGCAACTGATACCTTCGGAAGGCGAAGCCGCCACGAAGACCAAAAACAACCGAAACCGAATCCTGGAACTCTTCCACACCGGACGAGGGCAGGCCGCTGTTGCCAACACCCGCTGGGCCGCTTTCAACGCCGTCACCGAGTACGTGGACCATGAGGCCACCATTCGCAAGTGTGGCAATACCAGTGAAGGTGAAGCTCGCATGAACTCGGCCATCTTCGGATCTGGCTCCAAGCTGAAGCAGAGGGCCTTCAACATCCTGAAGCCCGAAGCCAAGATCCTGGTGACCACCTAACAAGAATTTCATCACAGGGAGGTTTGGTCACCTCCCTCCCCTCCATGGGCTCCAAAGTAACGGGCTAGTGTTCCGGGCTTTGGAGCCCTATTTTCTTTCATGTCATTTGCATTCTCTCCCATGTGTGTTATACTTAAGGTATACAAGGAACCTTTGAGGAGATCAAACATGAATGCAACACAAGATAAAACGGACGCCATAAACGAGATCGTTAATCATGTGGAAAAGACATCTAGCAAACCTGAACATGGTGGGCAATTTCACAAGGCGCTGGAAACATATAGCTATGGTCTTCTGGTTCAGGCATTGAAAGTGATGCAGAAAGAGGAGAATTGACCATGAGAATGTGTCTCGCACAGTTGATACTGATTCTTGCGTGCCTTCTCCCATCTACACGCTGTGTTGGTGAGGAGCTGGTAAATTGGGATAGAATCCCGTTAATAGAGTACCTTGGGCAGAGTGTAGTTGCCCAATGGTCCACCAACCCCTCAGGGCCAAATTGGTGGGAAGAGCTACAGAAGATTGATCCAAGTCTTAGAAGGGGAGGACTATCCGACCCTCTTTCATGTCGTCTCCCAGGCGGAGGCCATTCTGGAGGAATTAGCGGATCGTCACCCTGGAAGGGCGATCCCCGACGATGCTTCCCTGACCCACCCAGATGCAGACATGGTGTACCTGAACCCGCTATGGTTTTTATTTTGACTGCTGGAATCTTTTTCCTAGTAACCTTTTCCAAATAATCACGGTATAAGGTTGGAGAATACCAATGCCTATTTTCTACAGAATACAAAACAAAGATGGCAATGGACCCTACCGGACTGGTGGACATTCACTCGACAAAATGATCAAGGATCATGGCTCTCTAACCAAAGAACTCCATCCCACACCACAAGATGAGCAGATGACCATGCTGTATCTTATGCATGAAAAGCACATCTTTGGCTTTGAATCCCTGAATCAGCTCATGGAGTGGTTCACCGATGAGGAGCTTGCCCTAATGGCCGAACAGGGATACATGATCCACGAGATCGAAGGGATTGCCATTCATAGAAGCTCAAAACAGGTGATATTCCAGGCCTCCCCACAAGGAAAGGACTTTCAAATGATCAAAGGTGCTTCCTGATCAAAAAGAAAAGGTGAGTCAGCTGGTGTTGCCGACCCACCTCCCCGGAAAGAAATGAGATACTTGAGAGCCCTCTGAGACGATTAGAGGGCTTTTTCTTCATACCCACACCCAGACTGCCCACACCGACACTTCGTCAACCACAGGCTGTCAGAACAGCTCCTATGACCCTTCTACACATCATCTCCCAGCACATGTGTCAGATACGAACCAATCAGGCCCTCCTCCTTATGCCACAGGAAGCTTTGAGCCGCCCTGTCCTTACCCACATAACCCTGCTGATAGTGCCATGCATCAGTGCTGCATAGCGAAGGAATCACCCTTACTGATGTACTCCCAAATGACTCCGTAGAGATGAAGTCCATTCTCTTCTTCTTGTGAACATGACCGATGTGAATCTCACGATACTGAGTCTCGGCCCAATCCTTTGTATATTCATCCATGAAAATTCTAGGCAAATCCCGAACAGGCTCTGAATCACCGTGTGTGTACCCAATGAAGTTGACACCATACTTGTAATGCTTCCTCGTGTTCGGAGCACAATTGACACTCACATTAGGATCATGCGTATGCAATGCGTCCATAACCTGCGCCAGATAGTACGATGACTCAGGATCATGATTGCCCGGCACCCAAAGGATACTCACCGGAGCCACCTGTCGGCACAACTCGACGGCACGAATGAATGCCATCTTCCCAGCCTCAAACACCTTGGCGAATCGGCAATCACAGTCCAGCCGGTTCTTGCTCTTCGGAGTTGTCGCTGTCGGATCGTTCAGATGGAAGAAATCTTGCCCGAATGGAATCAAGATCTCCTCAACATTGAAATACTTGACCTTCTGAAGCAGATCCTGCACAGCTCTCAGATAAAACCTCTCTGCAATCTTGATATCATAGTCCTGACGAGTTTCATGACGCCACGCCAACATGCCAAAGTGGTGATCATACAGACAGATCTCCAATAGATGAGGGTCTTCCACTGTCTTATACTTCATTGGTGTGTAAATCGGAGCAAAACTGCGAAGACTGTTGACCAGATTATCCATCACCACTTCCGGAGTCTTGACATTCCGCTTCTTCAACCATGCCTTGACCTGATAATTCGTGAAGGTCTGTGGAAGATCAGTCCCTGTCTTGTCCTTACCCATAGTAACTTCCCACGAGTTGACAACATGGCGCTCAACATCCCAAACTTCCATATCGACTTCCGACACCTTCAGTAGGTCCTCCAGTGTCTTGATGTGCAATGACTTCGTTGTGATAGTGGCCTTCTCTTGGCCGATGTCCTTCTTGATCTCTTCCACAGGCGCACCCAATGGGGCATTCAACCATGCTTGATCCAAATCTCCACTCTCTAGTAACGAGTATGCCCCCGAACCATTCTTCTCCAGCCACGCCATGGCCCGACGCACCCTGCCTTCAGGGACATCCAGCTCCCTGGCCATAGTCAAACGGCCCCAATCAGGATGTTCCTCTTTGAGTTTCCATACTCTCTCACGAAATGCAGACAAATCCATAGTCATACCTCTCCTCCTTACTCAGTTACGGATTGCAACGACGGATGTGATAGCTCACAAACGGATGTAATAGCTCACAACTCTGTCTCTGAAATCCTCTATCAATGCCCAGTCGCACTTCCAAATTGCGGAAGGACAAGCTTCCAATCGAAGACAAGGCTTATTCCTCTCCAGCTGACGAGCAAGCTCAGCCTCAGCCCCACCAGAGGGCTCCCACATATGGGCAAACAATCCTTGACTCAAATCACCCAACGTGAAATCAGCCTCCAAGACATGATCAATAGTCACATGCCCATGACCCAGCAAGTACTGCACAATACGATCATATGGGGCCACGGATATCCACTCAATATCCGGAATGATCACTTGAAGTGCATCGATGTTCTTCTTAGCCCTGGCACAATTCTCTGCCATGTCCTCCATGGTAGCATCAGTGCCCTTCTTTCCTCTGATAGGAATTGCATAATACACCTTCGGTCTTTCCATCTCTTCTCTCCTACTTAAGGTCTACGTTTCCTGCCAATACGAGTCACGCCACCCCTACGAACAGATGTCGCTGGATGACACTTCACCACACTCATATCCACAATCCTTGGTTTCGACACCACAACCTTTGGCTTCGACACCACAACTTTTGATTTCAACTTAGTATGCTTACGTGGAACTGCATTCCGAACTGTTCTAGATGCCTGATAATGTTTGATCACAGGTTCTTTCACATCAGACATGTAATCAAAGATCGTACAGTATGTTTCAGGTAAGGCATAATATGGATAGTTGCCCTCCTTCAACACATGATTCAGCGCAACCTGATCCCACATTGTTGGACTCTTCTTACACTGCTTGATCCACTTTCGCACAATTTCTTGAGATGTCACTGTGTTCTTCAGATAAATAGTGCCACTCAATAACTCTGGTGGATGATTTGATCTTCTTCTCTTTGAATGATCGAGAAGATGCACTGCTATATGTACGCTGGGATCTTCATCAAGTTCGTTAAATAATACCGGACATCTGAAAAAGACAGCATCAATATCCACATACACAATAGATCGTGGATAATATTTCATCATCATATCATTGATGAAGTCAGGTTTCCATTGCATATTTGCATACCAATCCCCCTTATCCACAATGGGCACCACCTCATACGGCAGGTCAAAACTCCTCACAGATCGAATGAAATTCTTCGCATGCTCCTCGTATATGGTCCCTGTAGTAAAGTAAGCCACGATCATACTATTCATTTCTTAGCTCCCACACATTTGCCATCATTCCCAATCTCAACAAGACTGGGGCATACACACTCCCCATTCCGATTCGCCACACAATCTACCACAGCACATCTCACGGTAGGCATATTCCAATCTCTGGAAGAGGGAAACCCACCTCCGATCCTACTATGATCCATAATCCCATGCTTTTCCATTATCACTCCTTCCTTTTTTGTAGAGTGATCCGAAGATCTCTTAAGCGCTTAATCTCCTCTACATCCTCATGTTTCTCCCACCCCAGTAGTTCGATCTTTCGATCCGCCAATTTCCCCACCAGTGCTATGCCCATATTGAAAGCCTTGTTGACTAACAAAAGCATCCTATCCTTTTGCTCACACGAATCATCCACCTCAATCTCTATTAGATCATACAACTGCCTATGGGCCTCACAAATGGTAAGCTTGCCACAAACACTCTTTCCCTTTGCATCTGTAGAGATGTCTATCAAATTATCCATCTACTCCTCCATGTCACAACATCCTACTCCTAGCCCAAATTTGCTGCATGTGACCCGTTGGAATTTTCTTCATATTGAGTAAATCATGCCCATACATCAACTTAAAGCCACGACTTTTCAATTTGCGATTGATATCCAATTTCCTTCTAGTCATCTTTGAAGTAAGGAATTGCTTGTACTTTCCATGCAAGGATAAATCAATCACATTCACCCTATCCAAAGCATGTACCGGTTGTTCACCACCAAGAATATAAAACTCCGATCCCTCACAATTGATATCAAGCAAATCAATTCTCTCTATGTTGTTCACATCACAAAAACAATCCAACGTCAATGCAGGCACTGTATGATTATTTATCATACCACCAAGTCCCTTACACAAACTGTTGCTTTGAGAAGACAAACCCAACTCCCCATATTTCTTAATCTGACCCACATACAAACAGACCTCTCCATTTTTTCCTGCAATGGCCATCTCATGAACCTGCACTCCATCTGTATTCTTCTGTCGTATGTAATCTGCATTGACTGGACACGGCTCAATAGCATGAGCTGTACTTCCCGGATGCAAATCAATAAATTGACTTGTTTCCCTTCCATCAAAAGCACCAATATCAATCATGCATAAATTCTCATGTGGAATATTAGACATCAACAAACCAACCAATATTCCAATATAGTGATTCAGTGCGTGCCTTAGTTCACTTGTTTTTGCTTTTTCTGTTTTTCCCATGTCAACTTCACCTTCCCATTTCCCTGATCCCCAACAATTCGAACAATAGTAAGGCCACAACCATATGGTAGTGTCATGCATTGACATTTCACACCTATGTCCTTCAATGCCAAATGAACACTGTTCAATAAGCCAGTATATTTGTGCTCAGTATCATGTACCAAAATTATCCCATTCTTTTTCATTCTCGGCACAATCAACTTCAAATCTGATCGAACCACATTTGGAGTATGTGACCCATCATGCAGAACCAAATCTAATGCATCCATGCCCGCCTTGTCTAACACATCATTCGATAATACATCTTGTGACTTTCCATATAAAAATGTCCAATGATCAGCACGCACATCATCTTCAGTCATTCTAGCAACCAAAGGATTCATATTTGCGCAGGACACCAAATTACCACCCGTATATCTCAGAGCATCCAATAGAACACGTGTAGACATGCCAATACCAAATTCAAATACCTGAGAGGCCTCCAAACCCAACACGACAGAATACAGTAAAAAATAGTGCCTACTAAACCCAAGCTTGAATCCAAATTGAGCATCTTTCATTTCATCAATTATCATAGCAACCTCGTATTATTCAAGTTAATGCCTTCTTTAATGCGCCTAGCTGTGGCCACACGTCGATATGCTCTGTACTTCTTAATCAAACGTTTCTTCGTCTCAGACTTGTGCATTTGAGCATTATGAACTCGATACAAACACACCCAACTGTTGACATGAATGGGCATGAGACCCAAACCGATTATTCTTTTCCACATTTCTGTATCTGATGAAAATGGCAAGTGCTCATCATACAGACCAACCTTCTTATGTATATCCCGCCTCAACATAACAGACTGAGCATGAATCAACCCAGAATCATACCACTTAGTCAGATCCTTCCCCTCTGAAATGAATTGCGCACGTCTCTTCGCTCTAGTTGTAAATGAATCATCCCTCTTCTTACCAGCCCGCAACACCTTCGCATTACCATGACACCACCAAGAATCAGGATCAGATTCCAATGCATCATATCGTACACGGATTGATCCAGGAACTAACATATCATCTGCATCCAACATCACCAGATATTCACCCTTAGCCTGAATGATGCCCTCATTCTTTGCGGTACTATATCCTTGGTTTTCCCCTAATGGCACATATCGAATTCGACTATCCGATTTCACATATGGACAAATTACATCATAAGGAGAATCTGTAGACCCATCATCCACAATCACCAACTCCCAATCCTGAAAATCCTGTGACTGCACAGACACAATCATATCTTTCACATAGTGACGATAATTGTACAATGTAGACACAACTGAAACGCGGGGCTCACTCATTTCCACACCTCAAGCATAAATTCCCGGTATTGACTTGCCACATTATCAATACTCACATGGTCATTCGTCACTAAACAACCCATTGCACACTTTCGAATGGCGTCAGCCACAACACGTCGATCAATTGGAGGAGGATCATATACCCGAACGGGCTCAAAATCATACACATCATCTATCTCACACACAAACCCCCCAGAAGGCCCCACAATCTCCTTTGTGCCACCAACATTCCCACACACCACAGGAACCCCAGCTGCCACTGCCTCCACCACACTATTAGGACAAGAATCAAACCACGACAAATGAATACTCCCCACAACAAACGACAAAATATGCGATAGAGTACCTTGTCCCACCTGCCCCAAAAACTCAACCTTTGGATTTGTCTTGTACTGCTGTAGATCCACACCAGACTCTGACACATCCCCAACCACATACAATTTACTATCATCTATGTCCGACAACAAAAATGATTCAATTGTATCATGCAATCTCTTAAACACACGCCAACGCGCAAACGTCAAAAAGCTATACTTGTTTGGTGCTTGACATCTCTCACTACTGCACCTAGTCCCATTCAAAATCACACGACTTGGACCATCAAATGTTCCCAAAAATCTATCACACATTTGACGTGAAAACTGAGACTGATACACTACTCCATCCGCTTTCCGCAGTGCAGCAATCAGCTTCCCATTCTTAGCCTTGTAGTTCCTATCCAAATCAAAACAAACACCATTCAATCTCAGAATTCGTGTATCAGATTTTTGATGCTTAACACACACCACATTCAAAGAAATGTCCACTTGTTCATTAGGATCGCCAGTAACAAACAGCCCACCCTCCTTTAAGGATGTGCCCAAACGATTACAAAACAACGTCTTACCATCCAACCTCGACGTGGTTTCATCATAACGATCAATGTACAGCTTCATAGGACAGCACCATCAGATTCTGCTGCACCCATTTAGCACAGCCTTTTACATTCGAAACACACTCACATCCACTCTTTGTCTTTTCTTCATCAAAGACAAACCCATGTGATTTGAACTTATCCAACCAAAACCCCCTAGGCTGACAATTGATATGCCCAACACCACCCTGCCCAGGAGGAGCAGCACTCACCACCACCAGCCGAATAGATGCACGACACAGGTTCTCCACGTATAGATCCGAACCCTCCTCAGGAATGTGCTCTGCTACTTCAATAGACCAGCTACAATCAGAAACAGGCGCATTTATTGGCTTTGTCACATCTCCAAATTCAATAAATGGCAACACTGTTTCTGGTGTATGCTCTGAAGAGTACTCAAATCCCAACTCATAACCATGCACCATGGCCCCAACTTGTTGAAACCCCTCCAAAAATGACCCAATAGCACACCCGAAATCAACAACACTTGTGATGTGGAACAGCTCACACAATGCCCTTCCCACACCAATCTGCCAGTCCCTATGCTTATGCCGCTTAGAGTGAAATTCTGCGCCATACAAAAATGTCATCATCAACCCCCATACATATCGGTATCCAACCAATCATCTGAAATACTCAACTCATTCCGAATACTATCAGATAGTTGAGTATCCCCACAGCATCCCACATTTGACACATGTGCATCAATAGCTGACGCCACATCTTCCGTCGAACGCCACGGGATAGCCCCAGGAATGTCCCCATTAAACACAGACGGACGACCCATCAATCCCATCTCCAGAACAGAGTTGGGGAACCCATCATGCTTCGTTAGCCTCAAATTCAAGAAACACCTAGAGTACACATTTGCAATGCAGTCATACGGAACCACAATATTTACTGGATCATATGATAAAAATTTCACATTTGGAAACCGAACTTTCAGTTCATCCACAATGTGACCACCATACTTCTCACGACACCTGTCACTGCCATAACTGTAAACACATGGACCCAGAGGCCCCACCTCAAACTGACCCACCAATACAGGACTAACACGCTCAAAGCGATATGGCAAACCACACAGATCTAAATCCTTCGCTAACTGTCTCGACCTGCATATGTGATAAACATTAGAGCGCTGCAAAATACGATCCACCTGCTGACACTTTGCAAAAGGCTTCCCATGTAATCTCCAACCCCTCAACATCTGAGCATCTGTTCCAGCCCAAATAATAACCACACTTGACTTATGTGCCTGAAGAACTGGAATCGTCGAAGAAAACAACCCATAGAAAATGGCAGGATCTGTGTCAGTATTATACTGAACCAATCCATACTTCTTCTTCATTCTCCAATCAAAATGTCTCAATGACGTCGCCGTCCAAATCTGATTAATCCGCATCTATTGGCCATACCTTTCTGTGAAACGCACGAAAATTCATCAGTTTCATATCTCTACTCTTATGCTCACGAGCATCCACATGTGTCTGATCAAGGAATTTCCTATATATGGATGGATGCTTATGTGAAAGCGAAATGGCAGTGTCTTTCACAAAATACGTCTCATCAGTCATCTCCTCCAAAAACTTACAATACCGCAAAATCTCCTGTGCAGCAAAGTGAAAATACCCAGGATAAAACAACTGTCGATCCGGATACCTACCCAAAAACGCGCCCCCAACCAATGCAACACCAGTAGAATGGTGAGATTGATCCTGCACCAAGCCCACCACACCATCATCTGATTCAAATGTCACATTAAACAAATCAAAAACACGCCGCAATGCGCCAGGATAAAACTCAATATCATCTGTAGCATAAAGACAACCATCCATCTCATGCTGCCTCAGTATCAAATTTCGACATGCAACAGACCCAATATGCTCATGAGACAATCGCCTCTCCACATCAATACCATCCAACCTATCATACGTATCCTGATCCCCATCACACATCACCACAACGTTCACATCCATATCAATGGAATCCAGAACACCACAAAGCTTATCCCACCTATTTCTAGTGGCAATTATTATCGTCATCTTATTCATAAGACATCCTCAATTCGCTGATAGGGTATAATTGAATTCAATCGACTAATAGGAGAGCACGACACTACCTGACAATTCACAGTCTCATGAATCACCCCCAATGCCTTCACCCACTTTTTATAAAAACTGGTCAACTTATTCATGTATGCAATAGGAGATCTATTACCATAATCCCTGTGACAATGTGTCCTATCTCCAGCCACAAACATGTCTATCCCCAACAGAAAGATTCGAGAGTATCCCAAAATCACTGCCAACTGCAACGCCGCATATCCAGAATCGCCCCCATTACGAAAATCATCAAAGCTCATCCCAATTCCACCCTCTGAACTTGTATAGATGACGTTCTTAAATGCAGACAAATTATATCGCAAATCAAACTTTGTATCTATACAATCTCTGCCAACTCTCACCATTCGTGGCTCTCTCATTCCTACAATGAAGTAAGAGTCCACAGCTCCCCACACATCCATATGGGAAAGGGGCTTATTCTGAACCTTCTGAGCCTTATTTACCCACGTATAATCCTTTGTGACAAAGTATGTCGGATTAGGAACCACAAACAAAGATTGATTGATTGTGATTGTATCACATGAGCGCAGTGCCTCATAATCAAACCCACACATAGAAGGCCCACTACCCACGATGTAACACGATCTAGAGATGTCACTCATAAAGCACTCCAACCCATTGAATTCCAGCAATAACTCCTTCACTATCACTATACAACATTTGACCTAGGAAAAAAACTCTTTTACAGAAATCTTAGGAAAACACTGCAATCCACTGTCTAGATTCAAGTTGTACACTGACAATCCCATTTCCAATAAACCAGGACCAATCTCCTCAATGCATGTCCTAAAACTCTCCAGATTCCTCATCAAGCTCCTGGTTGTCCCTTTCCCATACCCATCATGCCAATGTGTCTTTATCTTAGCACCGATCTGCTGGATCTTAAAGTCGTAGCCCAATAGCCCGATCCTCTTGCATCCCAAAGCCACTGCCAACATGATAGCACCGCACCCTGCATTGTTCCCCTGAAAAATGCCCTGCGCCAGATCAAAACTGATGCCCTTCTTCCCCAACTCTGACACACAGTACACATTCTCATTGTACTGCTGATGCATGGTCTTCAGAAACACCTTGATGCCCTCATACTGACACCACTGCTGATGCAGTTCATAATGATTCTGCTTCGGTGACCTATTCAGTTCCACCATCTCAAAAAATGTGTGATCCATCGAATAATTCACCGTGGCATGATACTGCACGAACGCCTTGTTGATTCCAATCGTCTTTTCACCATCCAACTGATTAAAATCAAACCCCACTAAGCTGGGACCACCACCAATGATCAGACACCGCTCATCACTCCAATCACCATTCTGAAGAACATCCGTAATCAACTTCCCCTTGAACTTCTTAGTCAACTGCACCTTCTTTACAGATGTCCCACGATGTGTGTTAATCAAAATGCCCATCAATTCCCTTCCACTACCTGGAGATATCGTTTCCATTGTGAACCATACTGGTATGACGTCAATTGCTCTCTATACCATTGAAGATCAATAGTATGGGCTCCAGCACTCAATTGTACATAATAATCAATATTCCATGTAACATGTGACTGATGATAACCACACTCGATCCGCTCAACAGACTTCTCTACACCATCAACGCGCAATCGAAATTTGTTGTAAAGCTCATCCGTCGAATATGTAATTGGAACTTTTCCAACGATATGCAGCCTACCCCCAGTAGTTGTGATGGTCAGTGTCATATTTGGAATGGTAGCCCATGCTGCTATATTGTAAGAAATGTCATCCGTTCCAAATGACTCTACCATCTGTGATGCACTTGATTGCGGGTATGACAAGAATGCTCTGGCATCGACAATCCTATCCCATGTCAAATTCGTGTCCCCATTCACCACTGTCACTTCAGCCAAAACCAACTTATTCCCATATGCCGGAGCAGAGGGGGAAACAGCCGCCGTACCCTGAAGAATTTGTGGACCACCATCTGAATCTAAATAGACCAGATCTATGCGAGAATTGGGGGAAGACGGAGCCACAAACAAGCCCACCTTCTGATCACCAATCACGACCTTTGCTGTCCCTATATTCACCACACCACCACGTAACCACACATACATCTCCGTATCAGGCGTAGCTTCCACATGAAGACATCTACTCTGAATCATCGGGAACGTCCTATCCGCATAATCAAAGCTAACTAATGTGGCCCCAGAAAACACACATTTCCCAATAACCACATCATTCTCCAGCTTCGCAGCCAAGGAAGCAATAGCATGAACCTCCACATAATTCGCCACTGTAGCAGAGAAGGCCCATCGCAACACCAGATACGGCGTAGCAGAAGAGATAGATCCACTATCCAGCGTAGTTGAATCCAATGTGGCCACCACTGCCGTCCTAACATTGATCTGAGCTGAAGCAGCCTTGATCTCAGCCACAAGTGTACTCAAGGACACCTGACTGTCCGTTACTCTAGTACAATATCCACCACTGTAGATACCCACTGGCATCACATCCAAAAGTCGCTTACCAAAATTCAAAGCAGTGGCCTCCAGATAATATGCGAAGGTCATTGTCTGTGTTCCATGGTTTATTGATCCCATTTCTTCTCTCCTATCTACCAATCATAGCCAATGTACATGCCCATACGAATGCGTCTGCCGTAGATGCGTCCTTCGTAATCACCTCAAGCCTCAATGTTGTATTCGTAGCTGGCAGAATCATGCCCTTATATGACAACGTATTGTGTGAATCCGCATCATTCTCGATCTCACACCTTGCTATAGACTGATTGTATTCATCATCCGCAAGCCACCAACTCAGATCACCAGAAAGCACATGATACCTAACCCGCACCTCTGGAGACCCAGTCTGCCTCTGAAACATCATAGTATAAGCAAGCTCATACAATCTTCCAGCAGGAAGTGTGAAGATGCCGCCCACAGCCACTGTAATTCCATTCGACCCAATCACCGTACCATAATTCGTCAACGGAGTCCATGTTGTATTTCCATCAAGCTGATGCCCAATCGTTCTCGTCAACATGTAATATGGATCAACGTGCTTCAGGGCTCCAGCTGCATTATGGGTGATGGATGTCCCATCCACCGATTCCTTCCCATATGTCACATGAGGACGCACGTCTCTGATCATGGATGCTATAATTGTAGTAGTGGTGCTGGCAAGAGTCACCTCAGCCAACACAAGCTTCCCATTGTATTCAGGAGCCACAGGAGACGCCGCTGCCGTCCCAGACGAATCCACACTCACCACCCCAGTTGATGTATCGATATACACCAAAAAAATCTTACTGTTCGTGGCAGGCGCAGACAATGCATCTGTCAACTGAAAAGGAATCAGAGTAGCCTGCAAACTGTCCTGGAAATACCCCGGCTGCACATACATCCGCAACCCCGTCGCTGGAACCACCCTCAAGGCAAAGTCCTGCATGTTGGGATGTGTTCTTGGATAATCACTATCTCCATAATCAAAACCATTCAGCGCCCCACCACCAGAGAATGCACACTTTGCCACAACCAAATCTGTAACCAAAATGCTGGTACTGTTCACTGCAAGGATCTCCATATAATCAGAAGTAGTCCCTGTATATGACCATCGAAGGATAATGTATGGTGTAGTCAATCCCACTAGAATGCTGACAGCCGCTGTCGTAGCAATTCGCACCTGATGTGTGCCATCTGCTATCTCACACACCAATGCAGAAAGACTGGCATGAGTATTGTCAACCACTGACAACACACCATCCTCATAAATCCCAACTGGGCGCACGTCAACAAATCTTCGATTTATCTCCGCCGAATTTCCAGGAGCCCCGTACTTCAAACTTAATGTTTGTGATCCAACATCAGCTGGCATATCAACCTCCCCCTAACTAGATAAATCCTTTTTCCACAATTCAACCACTACACGCAATTCCACGTCTGAAGTCTTATCGATCTTCGGAAACAGACTCGCTAACACCAATGTATCTGAACCACCCACATATAATCCAAGCTCTGTTAATCCTGCCTGAACTGTCGCCTTTGAAACGATGAACTCATAAATGATCTTATCAGCAGTAATAGTAATATCCCCAGCCAAAATAGTTCCAGTCAATGCAGGACTCTGAATATCAAATCCAGTATCTGACAAATCTCCACCATAATTCCCAGTGCCCAGAACCCATTTCGTAATGGATTTCACAAAACCCTCTAATGAATTGTCAAACACCATAGAACCATTGTCAAACTCCCAAGTCACCCCACTGGTAGCTACATCAAAATAATCCTGACTCACTTCCCAATTACCAGTGATCTTAGCCGTAATCCCACCACTCACCTCAATCACATTCCCAAACTCATCCGTCTTCGGATTCAATAAGATCATGTAATGCGGAACCGTATGCACCGGACGAGTCTCTTCCACCAACAAGATGAAATTGTCACTCAAACCCTCATACCACAAATAATTCTGAGACCCATATACACGAACACGATCCAAGACCACCTCAGCCCCAAAATGTGGACTCTTGTAATAAGTCGAATCGAACCCCGGAGGATTCTCATCCTCATCACCCACAAACCACTCCACTAGGTAGAACGTGGAATAATCATTTGTATACATGTCCCAAATGTTAATAGACAACTGATTAATGGCTGCAATCACATTGATGGAATCATATGTACCCTTGACCTTATACCAATCAATCGCATCCGTCAACGTCTTACGCAACTCAGCTTCTGTCGAATCATCCTCCGATGGGAACGTAACACCAATCAGCGCACCCAAATACCGAATATACGTGGTAGAAGACACAGTGTTCGGACCCAACAACTTAACAATGTCCTCAGTCTTAGTGAGCCAATTCCCAACCTGAATCCCAAATTCAGCCACTAAATCCTGCAAAATAGCAGAACTATGAAACTTCATCGGAAACAACGGCATAAGATCAAGTGGAATATCATGAATGATATCCACTGTCAACTCATGCTCCATCTCCAACTCACGATCCGCAAATGGATTATGGACATACTGATTGTCACCATCTATGGTTCCCTCACCATAGACCTCTCTGGAATCCTCTTGATCCAAATAGAATGTCTGATCTAAATACCAAGTAGTCACAATCACTCTCCCTTATGTTCTATTGAGATCTAACGGCATATTCAAAATATTATATGTAGTAGGAACTGAGGCCACTTGCCATGTCACCACCATTGGGGTGGAATCCACAGATCCTTCTACATTTGTGACTCGACAAACATATGAAATCGCCACAGGCGATGTCTGAGCAGATGGCGAATAGGTTGCAAGAACGGCCCCATCAATGAGTGCGCCTCCTGCATACCACTGATATGTAGGAGAAGGTTGACCAGTTGCTACCACCGACAAAGGTGTGGGAACAGAATCAACATATACCGTCTCAGAACCAGATTGTGAAGTAATTACCGGTGATGCCGTACTCGCAGACAGTGTTCCAGAAGCACTAGAAATTCCCACACCTGTAGGTGTTAGTTTGTACAGATATGCAACTCTAGATCCAATGTCCCCGCCTGCAAAGTATAAACTACCATTGTATTTAGTAGAACCAATGCTCCGTGCTGAATATGCCAAATTACGATACGTCTGCCAATTATCCAAACTAACATCGTATACTTGATTAGATTCAATGTAATCAGTAAGAGTATCTCCTACTCCACCAATGACATACAGCATCCCCTCCAATTCTTCAACATTCTTATAGCTCACAGCTATCGGTATTGCGGTCTTAGAAGTATACGTATCAAGAACCGGATCATATACCTCCACAGTTGTGACACTTCTCAAATCTGTGGGGTATGTGGACATATCATCTGTACCACTGATCAAATAGATTTTACCACTATGTGCTACCCCAAAATCCCCTAATGCTCTTGGAGTTGGCCATGTTTTAGTGCTATCCCATGTATCAGCAGCTGGATCATAGATTTCTACGGAAGTTGGAATAACATGACCAGCATTCTCCAATCCACCAAATATGTAAATTTTTCCATCAACAACTGCCGATGCCATATCCTCACGAGCAGTGGCCATGGGAGTCTTTGTTGCCCAGTTATCAGTATCCGGATCATATTCGTAAACGGTATCGTACTTAAGAGCAAGATAGCTATTGTAGCCACCAATGCAATACAGCTTGCCCCCAGCTGCCCGAAGAACCACACTCTGCATAGCAACCGGAATACTTTCTTTTTGTGACCACGTATCAGTGGCTGGATCGTATGCATACACCGTCTTTTGATGAGTGCCCTGAGCACCCTCAGATGTATCGTTATTAACTCCACCTACAACATACAGAAGACCACCCAACTCCTCAAATCCAAACTGATCCAATGAGTCAGGCATATCATCAAGTCGCTCTGGAACAGACACACCACCAATTAGCTCCATACGAACAATTGGATCATCAACAGCATCAAATGTTGGAGCACCTATGATAATGAGGTTTTTGCCACTACCACTGTAGTCCTTAACATCCTCAACCAAAGGCCAGTACCCTAACAAATGCGCTGGCTGAATTTCCAAAGGTGTCCTTCCAGCAGCAAGAAGCCCATACTCCTCTGAAGATAGTGCGATGTCCCATGCAGCTGTATGTGCTATTTTCCCAAAAAACTGATTGACATAGTTACCACTGAAATCATAGGCCATTGCCCCAATTGTCATCCTAGCAGCCGCAATGGAACCCATATTAATTATAGAAGCACCTACAGAACCCCCATCTATATACACCCTATGATCAGTGGCGTTGATATTAATGAAAAATGCACTATGCCAAACATTTGCAGTGAACCCAGAAGTCGTCTCAAATACATCGGGAGTCCCCCCATTACGCATAGTAACGCCCACAGGGTCTCCAGCCACATGTCCAGATGCTGCCAATCTCCAGTAATATTTTGTATCGTTATAATCTGATTGAGCCCATATGGCCTGCAATGCAGAATCATCTGTAGACTTGAACCATGTGAAAATAGTAAATGGAAGCGCGGACACAATAGGACCCGGATACATCCCACACTGAGAGGCTGTAGTAAGAACAATAGACATTGCTACCCTCCTGCCTTAGGCCAATGAAACAGCCAAGTCATTGGCATTGAACTTTTTAATATCTCCAGCAGAAATATCCACTCCCGCAGTCAATGCTCCGTACACTAACATATTCCCTCCGGTTAGTGCATCGAAAAGCACAAAATAATACACCCAACCCCAATTCACTGTTGCCTCTGCCAAGTATATGGTATCAAGATTGTGAATATCTCCACCAGAAACATCTGTCCAATCGCTGGCAGATGTAGCTATTCTTACATACCCACCACCAGATGGCTCTGCCAACCCAGAAGCATCTCTCAACGGCTCAGCAGAAGACAGGCCCACACAATACACATCTAGAGGTGCAAACACCTCCTTATTGAAGGCATGACCCAACAAGTGATTTCTCCAGTAATTTGAAAAAGGCATTCTCAATCTCCTTAGATCATTTCATCTTGCACTTGACAGTTAGAATGATAGCATCACCATCAATGATAGTCCTCTCAACACCATACGACACAACACCGATCAATGTTCCCGTATTATCTGAAGAAGTGCCAATAAAAGCACCATTCACAGGACCAATGTCCCCCCCAGAAGCTGTAATGGTAAGATTTTTCGACACAACCCGCCAATCATCCTCATGCTTCTCCAAAGTTGGAAAACCAATATCGGACCTCTCCACCATCTCACGAGCATAGTTATTGACCCCAGACGTGGGCTCATTCGGCAGAGTAGCCAAGATCGTAGACTCTTGGATAGACCCATTGTACATCCCAACGTAGAAATTGGTCATGCCAAAGTAGTTAGCTGCCTTATCTCTATAAAAAGAGTCAACAATTGCTCGCTCACCCTCATCCACGAGACGATTCTTCTTGTCCTCAATCTCCCAGATCACATTCCCCAAACGTACTTGTCTAACTGACCATCTTTGTTCCAACATGTCTCACCTCATCATACATTCGAAATGCTTACGATATCCACGTCATGCAACTTACAGATCTGTCTGAACGTGGGGACAATGTTCCCAGTCTCATCCTGCTGATACCTCACATATGCTGCTGATGCGCCTGGAGCATCCAACAGAAGCTCTCCAGTACTGTAATCAATTGTTCCAGTCACTCCAGATGCTGTGAAGGTCCCAGTCCCATCTTGATTGTCCACATCCGTTGTTGAGTATACACTATCCAAAAACAACCGAACCGTTCCCGGATCAATTTCCGTCACCCCCAACAAAGCCCCCCAATCATAAATGGAATTGTAGGTGCTGGACAAGACCTTGTAAACCTCCAACTGCATGTTCACATAAGCAACACGATCCAAGTCATCCACAGCTGCCAGCACATTACTGTACTTCACTGTAGTTCCCAGCTTCGTTGTGTCCCCCAGAGAAAACTGAGCAGCCAAGGCTGTCTCAATGTCAGCTTGCGTCTGAGACAATGATTCCCCAGTTGCCGCCTTGACCCAAAGCCTGGGAATTATATAGAGAATGGTAGGAGTCACATACTCATATTTTACCGTCAACATGGACTTTGCATAGATGTGGGTGGTCAAGGTTGCCTTGAATACAGCATCAGCAAGCTGCCACTCCTGTAGTATGATGGAGATCTTCACTTTATTCAGCATCTCATAATCGGCATCTGTCCCAGCCAACTCAGCCTCCTCATTCTCACCCCACACATTCACGTCAGCCACACCTGAGTAATTGTTAATGATAGAGACGAAATCAGACCGATTGACAGCTCTATCACCCGTCTTAAATACTTGTGGAGCTTCATAACGAATCTCCTCGATACTCTCTTCATCATCCCCGCCCAAGAATGAGCTAGAATTGGTGACCGAAACACTCGACACCACCGCTGCATCCTCGTCATAAATGGCATCATTCAATGTAGTAATGTAACCAACATTAGTCACATTGCTACTCAAGCCCACTGATTTCACATATTGAATCCGAACCACTGATCCAGAATTTGGAGACTCACCATTGATATCATCCCCAAACTGAATTGTCACAGTTCCGTCCATCTCATCGATGACCCGAAAATGCTCATCCGTCACTTCACTTGCATAAAATGAGGTGACCTCCACCCACTCCTCACCATCCACAATCACCCTAAGTGTGGGGTTAGTAGAAACACCAGAATTCTCCACACCTGTATCATTGATCGAATACTCCTGATTCAAAGACCCATCCGATGTAATATCTGTCTGAACCAGCTCCCCCTGAATGCCCTCCACTGTCACAGACAAAGAACCCTTCTCAATCGCAGCGCTCGCATTGGTAAGATACTTCACCCCATTTGAAGTCTGACACTCTGTATACTTCGGAATGTATACAATCTTATCCAATGCCACTGAAATAGAGAACTGAAGATTTCCAGTAGACGAAGACTTCCGCTTCGGAGAATACCCAATTAAAGGTGCCATACTCACTAAGCTAGATCTCAATTTCGCTGTAGGCCAATAGGACTCCTCTGCTCGCCTCTCTGTGTAGAACAATCCCATATTCAAAACATAGGCCATAACCTCCAAAATGACCTCACCCGTCCCAGATCTATACAAATCCATCCAGGCATTCCTGTTCGCCATACGATCCTGCAACTGAGTCACAATCGTATTAAAATCAAAATCCACATAGGAAAGTGTATTTATTGCCATCCTATTCTCCTCGCATCAAAATCTCATGTTTGAAAATGGAACTACCGTACCCCTTGATTTTGAACTTCACCACAATAGACACAGCACCCTTGTCAGGCTCCGTAACAGCCTGCACCTGCTCTATAAGCACCCTACCATCCCATCGCTCAATAGATTCCTTCACTTCATGGGCAATAAACTTCATCAACGTTTGATCAATATTCTCAAAGACCATACTACTTAAGCTGGACCCAAACTCCGGAAGCATAACTCGCTCCCCCTTACGTGTCCGAAGAATATTATCAATAGATCCCATCACAGATGCCACATTCTCCACGATCTTGATGTCACCTTGACCATCCGGAACAATCCTAGGATCAAGATCAGACCAGATCACACCCATCTTATCACTAACTGACATATCATCACCCCGCATATACTTTCCGATCCGGCGGATTCATTTTTGCACCACAACCTGCAACTGCCCCAGCTGTAATCAATAGCTTACCATTGATGAACGTCTTAGTGATCACAGGGGTAATAGGAGTCACCCCATGGTCCTTACGAGGACAGGAATGCAATGCGCCCTGAACTGCTATTACAGCGCCTGCTGCAAAAACCGTACCATCCTGTCCAGATATTATAATTGTGCCCCCATGCGAACTGGCATCACCAACACAGGCAACATTCCGACTTCCCCCAACTAATCTTCGGAGGAACTCTGTCGCCCCAAACAGAAATGTACCAAACCTACTCATTGGAAACTACCTCAGGCTCAGCAGGAACTGCCTCTGGTTCAACAGAAACCGGGGAAACATAATTTTCCATGCATTGCAACACAGTAGTCACAGAATTTATACTCTGGAGCCCGACTGCCTTCAAGGTCACATCACAAAGCTGATGAACCAATTTTTTCGCTTCTTCATCTACGATAATTTTCATCCTGACCCCTTACATAAGTATGTTGTCATCTAACATCGAATTCTGACAGATCAACTAAATAGCAGCTCCAAGTTTATTCAGAGTATAAGTCATAGAGATACCATGTAACTCTACGGTATCTGCAATCGTATCGTTAGCACCAGCAGAAAGTCGTCTTAATTTCCCATGAAGACAGACATCGGCAGCACCAGCAACGTCCATACCATTGAATGAAGAAATAATCAACCCATCAGCAATGGCAGACGCCGCAACAGTTACAGTGTCAGTATCTTGAGCAGCCGCTCCAGTATCTTCTCCCAATGCAGTATAAAGATACGTTAGTTCCCATTCACAATTACCGGGACTTATCCCATCAGCACTCCACCCAGCACACATAGCCGGAGCAACAGATTTATCCATGTCTTCTGGAAATTTTATACTGAAGGTGACATACTCTTGGTTGCCAGCAATAGCTTCATTACCAAACTGCCATGCTGGAGTTTCTAGTATGCCGAAAGCTATTTCAACAGGAGGCTTAGCCCCCGGTGCCTTAATACCTCCCGCATCAATCCATTGATCTACAGTAGCCCTACTAGTGCCATGAAATGTGACTACGCCAATAGCAGAAACAGCAAGATAGTTAGTAACACTGTCGCCTAATCTTGTATCCCCCACCACATCGAGAGTAGCCAATGGTGCAGTAACTCCGATACCCAACAAGCCCGGCCCAGTGAGTCGCATTTTTTCAGTAGGAACATCCACATCCGCATTCGCCACAGTATAGAAAACTTGATCTACTCTTTTGCCATACGTAGGCAATGATTGACTTTCGGATGCTATGCCAGTCCACTTATTCAACTTTAGCCCAGAAGTCCCGTAGGAATACGTCTTGAGCTTTAGACCTACTCCAGTGCCGCCCATATCTGATGCTGCCCATGTGTTGTGAAGCTGACCCATCCAATTTATAGCAGCAGTATTATCACTCTTAGATACGTGCAACCTGCTCAAAGGCCCAATTTGTCCAATTCCCACATCCCCGCCTATATATGCTGCCCCAGTAAATGCCATAACGCCTGAACCAGAGATACTGACGTAATTAGTCGCACTGTCCCCGAATCTTGCGTCCCCGACTACATCTAGCTTAGCTAGCGGGGCGTTAATCCCTATCCCTAGCTTGCCAGCAAGGTAATTATCAGCGGCCCCACCATTATAAATACCATAGTCTACGTTGTTGCCCTCTGACATGTATAGGTTGTATACAGTCCCGCCTACTGTTCCGTCACAGTCTGTCAGAAGCCGCATCGCAAACACGTCACCAGTAACTTCGTTAGCAGCTTCTTGGTCTACGACAAATTGAAGACCATAAGCATCGCCCCAGATTTTTCCGCCATTGAGATCAGTCTTCACGTATTGACCATAAATGGATCGGAAGTTATCTGTATCACCCACCTCACCGACACTTAGTTTAGTGGTGACATTCAAACCCTTGAAATAGCCTACCATTCCACCGGCTTGATTTAGCTCTACCAGAATATCCGTGCCATTGTACTTATCATTGGCGTCGGATGCCCCATCTGTCTTCGTGACATTAATATCTAGGCAACTATAACTTTCAGTAAAAGACAAGGTTTCATTTGTTATTGTAAGTCCAGCAAATGTCGGGCTGTCCGTCGTCCCCAGACCGAGGGAAGTTCTAGCCGTATTCCCGGATTCAGCAACCCAGTTGTTTCCATCCCCGACGATGAAATTGCCGTCAGTAAAAGCTAGTGCTGCTATATCATCTAACTGAGTATCCCATGCTTGAACATCTGTGCCTATGACTAGAGATAGCTCTGTCGGTGTCACTATATGAGGATTTCCAGCCGCCAATAAAGAATGACCATATGCCGTATCCCAATTCGCACCCGATGCAGGATCGACATTCAATGTAACATCGGAATCTATTGTTCCACCACCTGTAAGATCCGCACCTGCTATGACAGACACACCAGAATGTGCCACATGCTCATCAACCACATACCCACTCAAATCATCATGTCCACCATACACCAAATTTGCACCAGAGGCAACTAACACTTTTCCATCACCCTTTAATGCCTCATCAACTGTCTGTGAACCTATCACAAGCCGCTCACTATTCAATGCCCCTGCGGTCATATGCAAAGCAACCTGATTCCCAGAGCTATGAGAAACTGCAACAGTAGACTCCTGACCTCTTTGAACGTTGAAAACCTCCCCAGACCCAGAGTAAACAGCCACCATGATTTCTGTATTAGCATCATCTGCTGGATTAGGAAAGGTATCCATATCCCACACCACCAGTATCACACTACCTGATATAGGAACACTATTCCCTGAAACCAGAGTAATTTGAAGCGCAGCATCTGAAATATCAGATGCCAATTCTCCATATGAAAAATTTGCAAATGTATAAGCCATGATTATACCTACGGATTCAAATCTACCTTAGCCCCAGTTACTGTGACATCACCAACAGCAGTCACATCTATCTTCCCACTAGCATTTATAGTCACGTTAGAAGCATCTATTGTCACACTCCCACTTCCATCCATCTGAACATAATTTCCAGTAGAATGAGTCAATCGCACAACGCCCGATGTATCATCCACATAGATCACAATACCATTAGGAGTCTTTGTAACCCGACGATCCGGATAATTTGTAGTCCTTTCTGTCGGAAGCCCATGCACACCATCAGGCGCAGCTGCAAAATACACCGGCTGATTGTAGTCTCCACCCTCAAAGAAGCACCAGACTGTAGAATCCACCTCAGGCACACAGAACGCGCCATGCCCCAACCCTGCACCACCACCAAATGAGAAAGGCATTGCAGGCACAGCCCACGGCAGATACTGAGTGTCTATTCCCTCAAACAATACCGGAACACAAACACGAACCCGCCCCTGCTGCTTAGGATCAGCATTGTCTTTCACAATGCCCCTAAGAAACCCACCAACCTTCCACGTGCTCTTCTTAATATTCATCATCTCTTCCTTAGAACAGACTCTTGTAGAGTTGTGTCGTTGTCCGTATCAATTCCACATCTAGTCAGCAAAAGATTAGACATGAACGTAGATCCCAGAAGATGGACAACGCGCTTCACCATCCAATACCCAGAATTCTGATACACGAACAACTCACCATGACCCATCGCATCACTAAAGATGACCTTCACCAAGTTACCTGGAGACAAATTCTCAACACCCCACGTAGACGCCCACATGTGGATTGCTTCCGTATTCTTTCGATAGAACATGTTCCGAATACGTCCCTGAAAATTCGGTGAAAAATCATTCGATCTCCCCGACCCCAAAAGCGTCAAACTGTCCGCCTCACGATCACTGTCAACCAAAAAGAAATCACTCAAAGCAGGACAATCATCCAAGCTCACAGATCCTGTCACACATGTCCCATTCTCATAATCCCAATAACTGTACGACTGCTGTGAAGCACCAAAGTCAGCCAGAAGCTGAGAATTGTCATAGATTCGATGGTCCGTGACTGGAATGAAATCCTCAAAGGATTTATGCCCAACAATCAAGTTAGCTGCCACAGGAGCCATAAACAACTCATTAATACTCTTGAACGTCAACACCTGCTCACCAAGCACATTCTTGATAAAGCAATAATACCCAGCCTCACCATCACTACCCAGCAAGTTATCCTTCAAATACTGGAGCATCTTCGCATCCGTCCAACTCGGCTGCACAAACGTTTTATCAATGGAAAGTGAAGATCCAATCTCTGTCTTTTTAATCCCCAAGTCCAAATTCGCCATAGACTCCAACTGGCTCTTCAGATTGCCAGTAAAAACCCGACTCCTCTGCTTCGTCAACAGTGTCGGAACCCTCAAGAGCCCCTCCACCTCATATGTATCACCATTCAAAATTCTTCTGCGCTTCACCTCGAACTCAAAACGATTCAAATAAGACAGGTCCTCACTCCTAGTGAATTCCAGCCCAATAACATTCGCTGTCTTATCATATGGAGCCACCTCACTAAGAATATGAGTCGCATCGCTGAGAACCATCTTGAATGATGGAAGAAGACGATCAATATCTAATGCAATCGTCATCTCCTGTATCATCTGAGGAAAGACCGGAACTGTCTTACCCCCTATAGTCAGATTCAAAGTGTAATTACCTGAAAAGTTCACTGCTATGATCTCCGAAGTCTGTACTTCTTCTGAAAATTATAGATATCAATACGATTCGGTATAATCAACACAGTTCCCAAATCGATGTCCACCAGTGGATTGGAGATATCATTCACCAACATTAATACCCACCAGAACTCCACAGTCCCATACATCTTCTTGGAAATTTTGTCCGAACGCATATCATCCTCACCCATCACCCGATAGTAATCCGGATCGTAGATCATCTTAAACTTGGATAGAGGATTGTATAGAAAATCCAACTGCAAAGTCCCATCCACTGTAAACTTCTGATAGAATTTTGATCGATCCATTACTCAGTCCTCTCCACCAGAGACGCCCTATGATAGGCCGACTGCAAACTTTCCACTGTCGGCATCTCATACGTTTCAAATACAATAGTGACAGTAGCACTAATAGGATTGCCATTCTCAGTGAACTTCGGAGGCACCGATACAGCCACCTCCGACACGATCACATTCCAGAAGGTAATGAAACTTCCCAGCTCCACAACAATCAACTCACCGCCCCGAAGGTCATTGAAAGAATCCGGAGGTTGCTGGATAGCCTGATTCGATCTCCTATACGTCCCCAATGTCTCCAACACAAACGGAGTAGGGCCTGGAGGACCTAGAAGCGGAACCTTACTTATTGCCCTGTTTGGATCAGAAGAAGGCTCTGAAGGCAGCGCCAAAGACTGAAGGATTCTACAAGGATCGACCACCTGCTTTTTCGCATTATCCACTGCCTCAAACCTAAGATTCAATGACATTATGATAGGTGACACTCCAGCCCAAATCCTTCGACTTGTCGCCTTGGAAATAAACGACTTCTCTCCCTTCGTAATAGCCTGTGTCGCTATATTGCCAATGCTGGATACATTCTGAGGAACAATAGACTCCCAACGGGACGCCACCTTCATCTGAATATCATCCTGCATCAATCCAATGATCCTCACATTGTTTCTATACGAAGTGATTTTCACCTTATATGCATCGGGAACCACATCCCCATCTGCCTGATGACCATAAATCGCCATCCCCTTTTGCCCTGTAGGCTGGCCTGCTCTGCTACCCACATCCTCTGAAAAAATTGTAGACTCTGGTCTTAAGTCCACATTCTTAACCGTTCTCTCCCCAGGAGAGATTGGATTGATATCTCTAGGATCAGCCATGATCAGTCTCCCATCTCCAAACCATTCCCATGCCCAGTGGTCAGAGCATCACCAGCATCATGCACATTCGGAGGCACCACAACAGATGTGGAACCACCATCCATACGATTTGCCGCAGCCTTAATAGCCTCTACCAACTCTGCCCACTTCTGTGTTTGTTCCTCAATGGCCCTAGCAGCCCCACCTGCTGTCCCACCACCCTCACGGATAATTTGCTTCGTTCTGATATCTTCCGGAACATCCTCGAATGGATCTCTCCCACCCAATAGCTCCACATTCAATCTCGTGGCAACCTTTTTGTGGAAAGGCTGTGCCATCTGCCTCTTGCGACTTAGCTTCCGCTCCTTCTCCACCAAACTCTTCGCAGCCTCATCAACAGACTGCCCCATCATCCTCGCATACTCATTAATGCCCACATCCTTCATCAACTTCATATGCTGAGTGACAGAAGCTGCGTATGCATCAGTAGCATTTTTCTCAATTTTCTTAGACTTCGCGTAATCAATTGATGCCTTACCAAGACCCACCATCTGCTTTGTTGACCACCCAATGGCTATCGCCAATGCGGCAAACTTCCCTATCTTGCCCAACAAAGGAAGCATTGAAACGCCAAGAATCATAAAGTCATCCGCAGCATCCAACAAACTGTTCTTGATGCCACCAACCTTACTGCCCTTACCCAAACCACTCTTCAGCACACTCAGCAACTCTTTTGTGTACTTCGCCCGATATGCGCCCTTACTCCAGAAATCCATCAAGGACTTATTAACATCACGGCCCTTTCCTGTCCCTGGTTCAATTCCCATACTTCTCTTTACCTGCTGTTCCACCATACCAGAGATTCCGGCGAGTGGAGTGCCTGCTCCACGAGCCCGCGAAACACCCTCCACGTCCTCAGACGGCGTATACGTGCGAAGACGCCCACCAAGCTTACGCTCCTGACGTTCCCGCATCTTCTGACGGAGCCCCTTGGCAACGCCCGCCACACCCTTTGCAGCCCCATACCCAGCACCCAATAATGGGGCAAATGGACCCGCCAACACCGCAGCCGAACCACGTGCGAACTTACGACCCAATTCTAGCGTCCCAGGAGCCGCTCTGGACAAAAAGTCCATGGCCCCCTCCCTCTGCTGCCCCACTGCCTGCTTAACGCCCCTACGGACGATCTGGCGCGTTACATTGAGATCATTGGCAGAAAGACCAACTTCACTCTGAATCTTATCCAATCTATCCCTCAGCGCCTTAACCTGAGACGCCTGTTCTAACATATTCTGCTTCTTCTCCTCGATTTGCTCTGTCAACTCGTACAGGCTCTTAGCATCTGCCCTGTCGATAGACTTGCTCTGAAGAATACTTTCAATGATCCCACGAACCTTCTGGATCAAGGATAGAGCATCATCGATTTCGCGTTTCTGTGGACTAGGCCCATACATCTTAGAGAGGGACTTGAAAAATATCAAGTAATCCCTAGTGTACTTAGCGTGAATGGCCCTCAGCGTCTTCATGCTATATTGATCCACACCAAACATGTTCTCGTAATAGAATCGCTGCTTTCGAATCATGCCTTATCCCTTATTCCGTTCGTTCTCATCCTGAATCTGCTTCATGAGCCTGCCATAAAACCAATCCAACATCCTTGAACTTGTATTCCTAAGATCCCTAAGAGTAAAACCAGGGACATCGTAGCACAGCCGAAACTCACGTTCCAAAAGTGTCTGTAAGGGCTTCACCATCCGGAAAAAGGAAGTCAAGTCGAAAGGGTACTTCTACTTCTTCCTCCTCCCCACAGTGTGGACACTGGACCTGAGTCACCATGTCCGGACCATGAAATCTCTTCTCATGCCAAGCCCGAATAGTTGCTATGTCACGAACACCCATCCCACGAAGCTTATTCATACGACCAAGCACATCATCATCTGACACTATAGAGCATGCCCACTTGAACAGGTATCCATCCGATACCTTTCTCTTCTCAATTTCAATCTGATCACCCACAGTGAGAAGCCGAAGATCTACGGACTCTCCCGAAGGCAGAGAAAGGGTATATGGCTGTACAAATTCATTGGGAAGATCAATCCGCTCCAGCTTCCTCAAATCGATCATTGGCTCAATCGACTCAAAGCAGTGTGTGCAAACTGTTCGCACCTTCATATATTCGCTGTATGAATTGATGTACTCCCAGAGAATGATGTACAAACGATCACCCAGTGTCAACTTCTCCACCTCGATCCCCTGCACAACATCACGGAGGATCTGTATGAACTTCGATTCCACGTTCACTGGATTGATCTGTGACAGTACAATCTCATCCCTACCCATGTATGGACGTACTCTGATAGCCTCTGGACTCACATCATAAGGAATACACTTAGACGGTAATTGAATTGGCAAATACTCACTCATTCTTCTCTCCGGTCAATTTGAGTGATTACAGGTTGAGACCTCCTCTAGTAATGACGTTCCCCGATGCGGTCAACGCGCCATTGATTGTACCACCTGCACCACCTAACAATTCCACAGTTTTTGTGGCCACATCCCCAGCCACACTTGTAATACCCTCTCGAATAGATCCGATCAAACTCGTCATCTCAATTCGATCCACTGACAACTCCACCACGTATCTCAGAACATCCTCATTACCATACGACAAATCCACAAACGGCTTCTGAGTAGGGAAGGCTCCCCGCAACTCAAACCGCACAGACTCCACATAGGATCTGTCATACATTGCAACGTACATGTTCTTCCTGTAATGAGCCTTTGGATAATAAAAACCCCTCCCATCAACCATCAAATTGTACCATCCATGGAAGTAGCTCAGCACTGAGTTATCCACTGGGGCCAAAAAGACAGCCGTAACCTTATTGATATTTTGCATCCCAGCATAGAACCTCTGGAACGCACCATACCTCAGCTGTGACAACGCACCCATGCCATAGTTCCCGAACTGGATATCCTGGCAATACTGGGACACGAAAAACCCAATATTGCCATTGATATTATGGGGAAGCAAGAGCTGCCAATTGTATTTGCGCTGAAGCATCCACGTCTTGGACAGCCCTGAAAAACCCACACCAGATAAATCGAAACCCAAAGTTGCCATTTAGCTCACCAATTCCCAACGGTCGTAACTGAACGTCACGTTATAGTAAATCGATGTGTCGTCTTCGTAATTCAGAGGGACATCATCCACAGACTGAACATACGCACCAACCACCTTGATTGTCATCCAAACCACTCCCTGCATATTCAAACACCGCAGATAAATGTCAGACTTAATGGCCACGTCTGGACCACCAATACCTGTCTGCGCATTCGTGATAGCTTCCGACCATCCATGCAGAGCATCAAACACCTTTCGATCTGTGCCCTCAATGAACGTCATCGCCCACGAATGAGACATCACAAGCTTACCAGGAAACTTGATTCCAGGAGTACCCTTATACGGAATCAAAATCTCTCCATGACTACGACCCGGAATGATCGTAGTCTGACACCGCAAATCCATGACATTACTATCCCCACCACCAATCGGATTGGTGAAGAGCATTTCCCACAAATACGTCTTCGCAGGATTTGTCAGGTTATTTCTTAATACATCCGCTGACATGTCAGCCATAACACACCTCCTTAGTGAACCCCAGCACACCCACATACACACAAATGATCGTAATCATCCATCAATACATCGCCCCACGATCAATCTGCTCCTCGAAAGTGGCACCTGTGGGTGTGATAATTGTTGAAAGACGGATGAACTCCGCAGCTCTCACCGGCTTCACAAACACATCAATTCGCAGTTCCTTATTGTCAATAACTGCTGTGGTATTATTCCTACTATCACAAAGAACCTGATACCCACCATCTCCAGTCTCAGTCTGGAATGCGCCCTGAGTAGACAGTTGCTCTAAATACTCTGTCAACAAAGCTGTAACTCGGAATCGAGTTACCTCAGTATTCGGTGCAAACACAAAGCCTCTCAGAGACACAGCCATAGCCTTCTCCAAGATAATCAACATCCGACGCACATTGATACTACTCAATGCTGATGTCTTACTTTGAAGCGTCTTCTGGCCCCAAATTACAGTTCCCTCACCTCTGAACATCTGAATCGGATTGATCTGAGCTTGATACAGTACATCCCGCATACCCTCAGTGAAGACATAAGATGGTGTTATCACATCCAACTGCCCACGATCAAATCCAGCAGGAGCATACCATGTATACGCCACATAATCATTGTACGCCATCTGAGCCGCAGCATGTCCGGACGGTGGAACATAGATCAATAGATCATTATACGGATCATGAATCTGAAGCCACGCAGAGTACATCGCTGCATAGTTTGAATTCGCATTCAAAGTAGTAGATCTAAATGTCACCATATCTGTCACTGACTGCACAGATGCCCAAGGTATGTCTAACAAAGCAATGCAATCCGCCCTCGCTTCAGCTACTGCAAT